GGGCTTGAATCAGGCCATGCCCGGAACGTCAAACCGCCATGCCGCTGCGGCGCCGGCGCCACGCGCTGCCGGCCTTGGCAACCGTGCCGGCCTGCGAGCTGGCGAACGCACCGCCGGCGGCCGATACCTGGCCGAACTGGCGGAAGGCGTCACTGCCGTGGCTGTTGTCGTCGTGCATCGGCTCATCGCTCCAGCAGCCCAGGACCTTGTTCCACTTCTTGCGGTAGTTGCTCAGGCGCTGGATGCCCTTGGCTGCGCCCGACTCACAGAACCAGGCCGAACCGAACGCTGACCGGGTGGCCTCAATGCCCGCTGCGATGGTGGTCACGCGCGGCACGATTTCCGTGCGGATGCCCGGCATCAGGTTCAGCAGCATGTCCTCGATGGTCTTGTTCGTGTCGGGCGACTCCCCCATGCGCCTGGCCGCCGCGTCGTGAGGCAGGTAGAAGCGGCCCCACACGAAGCCCAGCTTCTGCAGCTCGGTGACGTAGTGGCTCAAGTCCTCGCCGCTGTTCTCGTAGTAGCGGATGAACCGGTTCTCCGGGCCGATGCGCTGGTGGAACCAGATGCTGGTCATGTCGCCGCGGCCGATGTCCCAGAAGGTGTTGACCGGTGCCGACTCGATGGGCAGCTGCGCCACCACCCTGCCCTGCGTGCGCGCCAGCGCCAGCTGGGTCGCGTAGTAGCAGCCCTCGGTGCTGACTTGGAACGCCTCGTCCGGGTAGCTGGGGTACTCCTGCCACATCATGGGCGCGTCGCCGCTGAACTCACCCCGCAGCGTTGCGAAGTACCAAGCCCACTGCCCTTGCGTCAGGCGCTGGCCGATCTTGCCCTCGGTTTCGGTCACGTACTTGAGCTCGGGCAGCGTCAGCACCATGCCAGGCGCGTCCAGCGTGTACTCGGGCATGTCCCACCAGGGGAAGAAGTGGAACCGCCAGTCCTTGGGCGTCAGCACCTTGGCCTGCTGCTGGGCAGCAATGGCCTGCTTCGTGTACTCGTAGAACTTGCCGTCCTGGCCCTCGGCGGTGGACTCGATGACGCAGATCCCGCTCTTGGGCACGGAGGGGATGGAACCTGTCACCACCTCCTTGGCCTTGTCGGGGTACTTCGCGCAGATCTTGCCGAACTCGGAGATGTGCAGCCGGTGCGTCGTGCCGCCCCGCACGCTGGTGCGCACGATGATCTTGGACCCGTTGTGCCCGAACTCCAGCATGGACGTGGTGCGCCGGCGCAGCGGCAGCATGGCGCGCACGTCGTCCGGCAGGTTCTCGTAGGCGAAGGTGATCTTGCCGAACAGTTCCTCGGCCGCCTCCTTGTCCTGGGCAATGATGGCGCACTTCATGGGCTCCTTGGCCCAGGCCGCGGTGTCGAGCCACAGCATGCAGATCAGGGTGGAGAAACCCATCTGCCGCGCCTTGAGGATCAGCGACCGGTGCCACAGCCGGGCCAGCAGCCGGCGCTGCGCCCGGTTTGGCTTGAAGGTCATTACCAGGCCTTCGCTGTCCTCGTCATCCCCCTTGGACACGATCTTGTAGAGGTGCGTCAGCCTCCACATGGGGTCATCAAGGTGGCGGGCGAGCTCGGCAATCTGTGCCGGTGTCGGCTCAGTCATCGCCATCGTCATCGTCCTGGCCAGCCTTTGCAGCGCCCTCGGCCACCGGCCCCACCACATTGCCGCCCAGCAGCGACAGCAGCGCGGTCAGCGGGCTGGATTTCTGCTCGTTGTCCCTCTCGTACAGGCCGAAGTGCTTGAACAGCTTCTCCAGCGCGGCGTTCTTGTCCGCGATCTTGTACTTGTGCAGGTAGCCCACGAACACCCGGTCCTTGCCGCTGCCCTCGTACTGCTCCACCTGCTCGATGCCCTGGATCGCCGCGGCGGTTTCGTCGTCCAGTTCGTGGATCTTCTTGAGGCCGCCGTCCTCGTTGTAGAGCCTGCGGATGTCGAACCGGGCCAAGCGGGCGGCTTCCATGAGCACGTCGGCCTTGGTGATGCTGGCGCGCTCACTAGCAACCTTTGTGCCATCGGCCACCCTAGCCGCAACCTGTGCGTTGCGCATCAGGGCGCTCGCCTTGTTGTGGATCGAGTCGTCTTTCCACCGCTTGGCGGCAGGGTAGGCGTCACGGTAGGCGTCGGCCTGGGTCATGCCGGACACGACATTGCGGGCGAATCGTTCTTGCTGGGGGGTCAGTTCTTTGGTCATGCGTCGTCGCTCTCTTTGATGTAGGCCGGCCATTGCTCCGCCCGAACGCCGCGCACCAGGGCGTACAGGGCGTTGATCTGGTCGTAGGAGCGAAGCCAGCCGGCGCTTGGCACGCCGATGACGCGCTCGGTCACGCCGTGGGCGGAGGTGATGGTGACGAGGTAGCGGGTGAGCTTGCCGAAGAACGGCAGGGGCTCCAGCGTCGCCGTCCAGGCGCCAACGTGGTCTTTCAGTTGGTGGATCACAGTCCCTTCTCCTTCTTGAGTTGGCGCACCTTGGCGTTTGCCTCCTTGCGAATCCCGGCCAAGGCCTCGCGGGTGTGCTTGGCGGGTGGGTGCGGGCCTTCCAGGGCCTCCACGCGGGCGGCGCCGATCTTGGCCACCAGGCCCAGGCGGTACATGGCCTGGTTGCCGGACAGGTTCACGTTGCAGCGCAGGCACTGTTTGTTGATGTTGTCGGGGTGGTAGCGGATTTCGGGGTGCGCCCCCACGGACAGGTAGTGCCCGGCCTGCCAGCAGGCGGTGGTGCGGGTGCCGCAGGAGATGCAGGGGTCGTCGTGGTCGCGCAGGCGGATCAGGGCGTGCACGGATGTCTTGGTCAGTTCGTGCCAGTGCGCTAGCGGCTTGCTAGCAGCCAGCTTGCGCCGGTGTTCCCGGTCGGCTTCTTGCTGGGCTTTCCTGGCCAGCTTCACCTTCTTGGTCGCGCACTTGGGGCTGCAAACCACTTGCGTCGTCCTGGCCGGGAAGAACGCCTTGGTGCAGACATCGCATTCCCTGGGGCTGACCGTGGCCTTGGCATCGGTTGGCGCCATCCGCAGCGGGGCCTTGCGCTTGAACGGCGTCCGCTTCAACTCGGTGCTGCGCTTCATGGGATTTGGTCCCGGTGGTACTTCATGGGCAGGGCCACCAGTTCAACGGCCGTGGCCCAAAAGGTCGGCCCCATGCCACTGGGGTGGGTGGGCTCGATGCGGACACAGCGCACCGTGCCGCGCCCTGGGTTGGCTTGGACGGCGATAACGCGCTGGTGGCGGTAGGCGTACAGGTGGCCCTGGTAGATCAACGGTTGGCCTCCGCCCAGGGTGCGCGGATCAGGGACTCAAACAGCGCACCACACTGCACGCTGGTGTCAAGCTCGCGCCGGCTCTCTTGGCACTGGCACAGCACCAAGATGGCATGGCGGGTCCACTGCTCCAGGCTGCCATTGAAGTCGTCGGCCGGCGTCACGTCGCCCCAGGCTGTGCCGCTTCCACCCAGGTGCCGGTCGTAGATGGGCCGAAGCCAGCGGCCAAACTCTGGGTTCTTGCACAGTTGCACCGCCAGCTTGGCCTTGGGACCAAGTGGGGGCTTCTTGCGCTCAGGCCACGCTGCGGGGTCTACGGGCTTCTCGTCGTCGCCCAGCAGCGCCAGCACGGCCATGAAGCGCTGGCCGGCGGTGCCGCCCTTCTTGGCGGTCATGGCCCGGAAGGGCTCAAGGTCGGCGCCGTCAGGTAGCCAGAAGGTCAGCTTGGCGCCGCCGCTGTGGCTCTCGGTCCAGCCGGCAAGCATCACTTCCAAGTTGATCGTGGGGATGGTCATGCTGCTTCTGCGAACAGTTCCCCCTGCTCCGCGCTGGCGGGCTGGGGCTTGGGTTGGTGGAACTTGATGCGGCGGTTTCGCTTGGCGGTCTGCTGGGTCAGGCCCATGCGGCGAGCGCACTTGGGGCCTACCACTCGATCACCGATGGTGACGGCGGGCACGGTGGCGCGGCCGCACAGGAGGCAGGTCCAGCGGCTCATGCGGCCGTCCCGCAGTAGCTGCACAACTTCGCAAGCCCAAGCGGCGCACCGCAGCCCTGGCATTCCTTGTTGGTGCGCCGCAATTTCGAATACAGCAGCGCTTGTTCTTGGGCTTGTTGTTGGGCGCGGGCGGCGGCGGCCAGTCTCGAAAGGCGCTCCCCTCTCGCATTGGCCTCGCTCTGTTGCAGCAATATCTGAATGTGAATCTCTGCAAGTTTCAAAAACATGCGGCCACCTCGATCAAAACCGCACCCGGCCGCTTGGCTCCGCGCGCAAGATCCGCGCCGCACGCCTCGTAGAACTGGATGGCTTGGTGCATTTCGGCGCAGGTCACAACAGCCAGCACGTCCTGATAGACCGCAATCAGGTCGCGCAGGGCCTCGACCTCGACCGGGCGCAGGCAGGTGCTGCCGGTGTCGCGCTGGCGCTGGATGGCGGCCACCAGAAGGGCATGGCTCGCGTCCACGAAACCCCTGGCGTTGCGCACCAGGGGCAGGCGGGCCAAGCCAGTGAAATACCCGTGTGCGCGGGTGATGGGGCGCCAGTCGTCCATGGTGCCGGTGCTGGCGATCAGGCGCTCGGCGGCGTCACGGGCCGGCGCCAGGAAAGCCTCGCGGTCGGCGGGTGTCAGCAGCAGCACGCCGCGTAGCGCCATTTCGTGGGCACGCGGGTGGACAGGGGCCAGGCCGCGCTGCTCGGCCAGCTTCAGCTTGCGGGCGTAGGCGGATTGCTTGCGGGTCATGCGGCCACCGCCTGAACCCAGGGGCTTGCCTCGCCCTCGTACTCGCCAATCCTGCTGCTGATGACGCCAGCACCCTGCACGGCGGCCCAGCGGTCAGGCTTTGCCGGTGCGCGCTGGATCAGGTGGTCGGGGAAGTCGATAGGGCCGGCGACCGGCTTCTGCTTGGGCTGCGGGATTGGGCTCACGCTCACCGTGCCCCGGTACTTGTCCGCGATCTTGTTGATGTTGCGGGTCGCCCTGCGGGTCGATGGCGATGCCTTCGCCTTGGGCTTGGCAGCCTGCTTGTCCAGGCGCTTCAAGTCCTCGGACAGCTGGCGGGCCTCGGCAATCTGGCGGCGCACGGCGGCGCGGTCCTCAGCGGTCACGGCCAGGGCCAGGCGGCGGGCTTCTTCGGCCTCTTGCGCGGCCTGCTCGGCAGCCTTGGCGCGGGCGTTGACTTGCCACCGTTGCTTGGCATCGCGCTTCGCCTTGCGGCGCTCGATGACCTTCTCAGCCGCAAGCCGCTCCATCGTGGCCTTGGCAACCACCACGGACACCGAAGCGTCGAAGTGGCGGATCGCGTAGCCGGTGCTGTAGGTGTGGATCAAGCCCAACCGGCGCATGGTCTGGCTCTGGTGGTTCACGTTCCAGCGGTGCAGGCCAAGGCGATCAGCCAGCTCTGCGTTCTCGATGCCCTCCTCACCGGCTTGGCGAATGATGGGCAGCATCAACTCGGGCATGTCGCTGCGGGGGCCACGGCGCGGGCCGCTGGTTTGCACAGCCGGCGCGGGTACAGGGCGCACGTTGAAGTGGCCTTCGCGCAGGCCCACGCCGACTTCGGCGGGGCTCAAAGGGGTTTCTCCGGTCATCGGTTGTCTCACTCCGGCGTCCTTGCCGGTCCAGTTGGTGGTCATGGGTTCAGGCTTCCGTGTTCAAGGCAAGGCCCAGGGCCTGCCGCCACATATGGCGCTGGGCTTGGGTCATCAGTTCGTTGCGGGTGTAGGCACCGGGGTTGCGGCGCTGTGCGCGCTCGCGGTCGCGCAGGGCAATGGCCCAGGCTTTGGGGTCCAGGCTGTTGCCCTGCACGGCGGCGATGGCGGCGGCCACGGCCTCGGGGTCGCTGGTTCCCTTGGGTGCCTCCAGCCTGGGCACCACCTTGGCCGGCGCGCGGCGGCAGATCGCCCTGAACTGGGGGAGGTTCGGCACCTGCTCCGGCAGGTTCTCCAGCGCGTAGCCAATGGCGCCCAGGTTCTCGCTGTAGCCGGCCAACTCCTTCGCCCACAGCGCCTTGATGCCAACGGCGTGCTTCTCGGGCGACTCGCCTGCAGGGCATTCCCACAGTCGATCAAACGCGCTGCCGTAGTTGGCGCGCAGCGCCGCGAACAGGCGGCTCACAACGGCGTCAGGCAGAGAGGTATGCATCACCCGCCTCCATGTCAATGAAATCGTCAGCCGGGGCCGCTTGTGGGGTCACAAGGGCGCCAGCCGTGGCTAGCTGCCGTTCGCGCCGGGTTTCTGGCCGGGCAGCCTTGGGCGATGGCGTCCAGTCGGCGGCGAAGTGGTTGCTGGGGCCGAAGAAGGTGGCGGCCTGCTTGATGAACCTGGGCTCGGTCTGCTCGGCCACGCAGTAGGCGGCGTAGCGCTTGGCGCCCTCGGTCATGGCCTCGGCGGTGGCGCCGGCCTTGAGGCGGGCGTTCCAAGCCTTGAAGGCGTCCACCTTGCTGTCGCCGGGGCGTTTGGGGTACGCACCCCATGCCGCTTCAAACTCAGGGGTGTAGGCCCAGGCCGAGCGAGAGCGAGGAGGGGCTTTCTTCTCTACCTCTGCCTCTTTCTCTGCCTCTACCTCTGTCTCTAGACAAGCATCAGGCTTGCATGGCGCTAGCGGCGTGCTAGCAGCTTGCACCGGCACAAAAAAACCCGCACGAATCAACGACTTAAGTGCTTCGTCCACCTCGGACTCGGACACCCGAAGGCGAAAGGACAGTTCGGGCACATCGTGCTCAATGGTCCCGTCTGCCGACTCACTTGCAAGCAGCCACAACATGGGCGCTAGCGCCCTGCTAGCAACCGGCAAGCGCTGAAAAGCGAAGTCGTCCAGCAGCCCCTTGTGCAACTTGATCCAGGGCGGCGCGCGGTCTTTGTAGTGCTGGAACTGAGCCCAGTTCTTGACGGCAAGCCTCATGCCGCAACCCACAACCGTTCAGCCCGGCCGGTGCGCGTGGTGCGCTGGCCATCAGCCAAGGCCGCCAGGCGCAACCCCTGGAGCTCTGGCAAGCGCTTGCGGGTCTGGTAGGCGTCCAAGCCGATGGCGTCTGCGATCTGCTCGGCACCCAGGGGCTTGCCGGCCTCCTTCAGCACAGCCAGCACGCGGGCGCGGTGGTTGGCAGCCATGGCGCCGGCTTCAGCTGCGGCCATGAAACTGGTGCGGGGGTCGGTCGCGCGAGCGAGCGGCGCGGGCGACAGGTCAATGGTCATTTGCTCAGGCACGTTTGCTCTCCTTGCTTCGTGCGATCTGGTAGCGGCGATAGCGCGAGTGGCTGCCGTCGCTGTGGGCTTCAATGAGGTGGATCGCCTGCAGGTAGGCCAGCGCCCACTGCACGGCCTTGTCGGTTCGGCCAGTCCTGGCCACGATCTGCCAGCGGCGAAGGGGCATGCCCTTGTGGTTCTGCAGCAGCTCCAGCACCGCGGCGCTGGCAGCGTTCTGGAACGGCACGCCGGGCGGGTTGGGTTGGTACGGCGCGGCCTTGGGCCGGTCGGGGTTGCCCGCTGTTGCAGCTGGGCGCTTGACGAGCTCGGCGGCCATCCACTGACCGATGTCCGCCGCCATCACCGATCACCGCCTGTTACGACTTCCGGGCTTTGATCCCTTTGCTGCGGGAGGTGGATGCCCGCTAACCTTTGAATCGTCCGCAGTGAGCCGAACATTTCGCGCTCCAGCAGCCGACGAACCCACTCAGAGCGAGGAATGCCATGAGCCGCAGCCATCAGCCCCACCGCATCGGCCATCTCTTCCGTCACGGGGATGTCCAGCCTGGCGGTCAACTTTCCGGCGGGGTCGGTGATCCCGCTTCGGGACATAGCAAGGTCATTCATGGGTGGGCAAATCGCAAAGTGGTGGACGTGGTGCGGCGGGCGCTGCTGCTGGGGGCGACTGAGTTGCAGGGCATCGCCAATCGCGTGGGGCGGCCGTGAAGGTCAATCAGTTCCTGCGCTGGCCGGCGCCGGCAGATCAGGCCAGACCTCCCAGTAGTCGTTTGGCCGCAGGTCCTGGCGCCTCAGCCGGCCACGCGACATGCGCTCAACACGCACGGCCTCGGTTGGCTTCATCGCCTTCCGGCCAGTGATGCACTGATACAGGTACTGCTCATTCATGCCCACGGTTGCGGCAATCTCAGCGCGCTCGGTCGGGGTCACTGGGGGTTTTGCTTCGCTCATGGCGAGCAATCCTAGCGTTTCGCTATCGACAGCGCAAGCGTTTCGAACTCGACCGCCACTAGCCTTCTGCTCGAATAGCGAGATGGATGACCCGTTGGTACTGGCGTTCCGCCGAATTTGTGATGCGGAAGGTGGCTATAAAGCCCTGGCCGATCGCATCTCGGCAAACGACCAATCGCTCTACCAGGTCTACTCAGGGGTCAAGCTGCCGTCCGGGCGACCCAAGGGTGTCGGGCCTCAACTTCGCGCCAAGCTGGACACCCATTTCCCCGGCTGGCGATCGGCCACTGACGCGCCTTTGGTGGCTCACGGCTTGAGCTACCAACCTGACAAAGTTCCCTACCTAACCAGGGAGGAACTGATGACAGGCAAAGACCTGCCCAACGCTTTCAAGATTGATTTGCCAGACGACGCCATGGGCGCCAAGGCACCCAAAGGGACACGGGCCACCTTCGAACGCCGTGCGCCAGGCTGGGGGGATGCTGTGCTGCTGATTGATGCCAAGGGCCATCCGCACGTCCGTGTCTACCGGCAAAGCCTGGAGCACGATTGGGAGGGGGTCGCGCCCAATCCCGCCTTCGCCACCTTCACCGGCTCTATGTCAGGAGTCAGGGTGGTGGCGGTTCTTGAATCGCTCGGCGGCGGCTGGGCGCAACTGAGTCGATAGGGAGAACCCCATGAGGGCAACAATCATTGCAGGCGCGATCCTGCTGACCGGCTGCGCCGCGCCGCAGCCACCAACCAACCCCAACCCGGCCGCAAACTTCGCCGCTGACCGCTGGGCCTGCCAGCAAGCCGTTGCCAGCATGCCGGCGCCTGCCGCCCCAGCGCCTGCACCGGCCCAGCAGCCCAGCACGCTGGTGACGAACTGCCAGCGCGACCTCATGGGCGGCGCCCAATGCACCACCCAGGCGGTAGCGCCAAGGCGAACAGCCACCGATGCGATGTTTGAAACCATGGCAAAACTCTCAGCCGCGGACGCCCAGCACAACCATGAAATGGCCTGGCGGAACTGCATGATGGCCAAGGGCTGGCGATAGCCGGCCACACCCCGAAAGCCCGCCGCGAGCGGGCTTTTTTGCGCCCCACCCACAAGCCGCGGCACCCGCCGAACCTAGTGGTTTACCCTTTTTTGCGCTTTTTCTAGCGTTTCACTTGTCGCATAACTAGTGTTTTGCTAGAGTGCCCTCACGTTGCCAAGGACGGCAAAGCGGGAGGACACGATGCACCGACAGAACTACACCCCCAAGCCCCAGCAATCGCGCTGGGCATCGCCCGCAGTGGCGGTGGTTTTGGGCTTGGCCCTGGCCGAACTGCTTGCCCAGTGGGCCATGGGGGCGGCATGAGCTTCGGCACCTTTCCCGCTGACGACTTCACGGATTGGCTGGGCGCGGCCTGCATGAGCGCCCGCGATCCCGACTTCGGCCCGCCGCTGCGCGACGTGACCGCCGACGACTTCGCCAACTTCCCCATCCCCTCCATCTTGGCCCTGGCCATGGACGAAGGCCAGCCCCAGCGCACGCGCATCGTGGCCCTGGAAGCCCTGCGCATCGCCTTTGATCGGTTCTTGGCCGAGCAGCGCGCCGAGGCCGACCGCAAGGCACTGGACCCCGAGCACCAAGCGCGCATGGCGGCCTTGATGGTCGAAATCGTCAACAACTTCCAACGGCTACCAGCAGCAGCATGACCACCCTCATCACCCTCACCCGCCCCACCCTGCTAGCCCGGTTCAAGCGCCTCCTGCGCCTGAAGAAGCTGCGCAGCAGGCTGGCCGGAGCACACGACGACTACGAGCGCTCGCTGTCCAAGGTGAAAGCCCTGGAGGGCGCACCCCACGAAAACATGAGCGACGCCGGCAAGCGCTTGGCAGCCCTGCGCCTGCAAGAAGAACGCTTGGTGCTGGTCAGCGACGAGAAGCGCGTCAAGGCCATCCAAGCGCAGATTGACCACCTTGAACTGGGAGGGTTCTGAGATGAACGCAAACACCACCGCCGAGGCTGACGCCGTGGCCGCCGAAGTGATTGACCGCGCTGAAGTCACCAGCGACGGTCATGTGATCGTGGCCTACAGCCGCACCGAGGCGGCCTTGGCCACCTTGTCCGCGAAGTACGCCGGCAAGACCTACGACCTGACCACCACGGCAGGCGACAAGGACGCACGCGCCGCACGGATGGAGTTGGTGGCGCTGCGCACCGGCCTGGAGGCCAAGCGCAAGGAGCTGAAAGCCCCGGCCATGGAGTTCGGCAAGAAGATCGACGCCGAGGCCAAGCGCATCACCGACCAGATCAAGGGCCTGGAAGATCCCATCGACGCGCAGATCAAGGCCGACGAAGCGCGCCGCGAAGCCGAACGCGAAGCGAAGCGCCGCGCTGAAGCTGCGCGAGTGGCCAAGCATGAACATGCCATCGGCTTGATCCGGGGCTACGTCACGTCGGCTATTGGCTCATCCAGCGCCCACATCCGCACGCTGCAAGAAGGCTTGGCCACCGTGGACACCAGCGAGGCGCTGCTGGAGGAGTTCAGCATCACGGCCGCCCGCGTGAAGGCCGAAGTGCAGGCCAAGCTGATCGAGTTGCATGACGCCGCAGCCCAGGGCGAGGCCGAGGCCGCGCGGCTCGCCGCCGAACGCGAGGCCCAGCGCCAAGAGGCCGCCCGGCTGGCCGCGCAGCGCGCCGAACTGGAAGCCCAGCAAGCCGAGCTGCGCCGCGCGCAAGAGGCCATGGCCAAAGCCCAACGCGAAGCCGCCGATGCCCAGCGCAAAGCCGAGGAAGCGCGCGCCGCCGCGCAGGCCGAGCGCGATGCGCAGGCCATAGCCGACCAATTGGCCGCCGCCAAAGCCCGCGAGGTGGACGCCCAGGCGCTGGCAGCAGCCATGGTCAAGGGCGCGGCCGAGCCCGAGCAAGCGCCAGCAGCCACACCGGCGCCAACGCTCAAGCTGGGCGACATCAACACGCGCTTGGGCTTTGTCCTGACCGCCGACTTCTTGGCTTCGTTGGGCTTCACCGCAGTGGTCGAGCGCAACGCACGCCTGTTCAACGAATCCGATTGGGGCGCCATCAAGGCCGCCTTGGTCACCCACATCCAGAAAGCCTAAGCCATGAACGCCCAAACCTCCGCCGAACACGCCGTCATGGAGCTGGTGCCCACCGAGGCGCAGCCCGTGGCCCTGGCCCAGCAGTCCCTGGCTTTGGCTGCCAACAGCCCCGCCGCCATGATGCTCGCCGCCATGGAGCGCGGCGCGACCTTGGAGCAGGTCGAGAAGATGATGGACCTGCAAGAGCGCTTTGAGCGCCGCGAGGCCGAGAAGGCATTCTTTGCAGCCCTGTCCGGCCTGCGCTCCGAGGCGATCGAAGTCGTCAAGCGCAAGCGCGTCCACTTCACCAGCAGCAAGGGCACCACCGACTACAAGCACGCCGAACTGTCGGACGTGATTGAGGCCGCACAGCCGGCCATGGCCAAGCACGGCCTGTCGCACCGCTGGGACGTGAAGCAAGAGGCGCGCAAGATCACCGTGACCTGCATCGTGTCCCACGCGATGGGACACAGCATCAACGTCAGCCTGACCGCCGACCCGGACGACACCGGCAACAAGAACCCGATTCAGCAGGTTGCCAGCACCATCACCTATCTGGAGCGCCACACGCTCAAGGCAGCCCTTGGCCTGAGTGAGAAAGGTGACGACGACGACGGCCGCGCCGCCAAGGGCCGCACCGTCGGCAAAGGACAGTCTCAGCAGGCTGGCAACACCCAGGACCAAGTGCCTAAAGAACTGGCCGATGCCGGGCGCATTGCGTCTTTGCAGGGCTCCAAGGCCCTCAACGCATGGTGGGGCGGCCTTACCGAAGCGCAGCGCACCGCCATGACGCCCAGCTTCGCAGGGCTGCGCGCGGCTGCCCGCGCTGCTGACCAGAAGGGAGCGAACTGATGCGCGACGACCTCATCCGCGTTAGCTGCCCGCAGGGCGTGCCCGAGTGGTTCGCTGCGCGCGCAGGCGCCTGCACCGCAAGCCGCTTTGCCGTGGCCCGCTCCATGGTTGACGGGCTGACCGACCAACAGGCCACCTACGTCAGCGCCATCCAGGCTGGCAAGACCGAGGCCGAAGCCGTGGCGGCGGCTGGCTACAAGGCCAAGCCCACCAGCAGCACCGTGGCAAAGGCCCTGGCCGGCGAGCCTGTTGGGCGCCCCAGCGACGCGGCCATCAAGTACGCCCAGCTCCTGGCCATCGAGCGCATCAGCGGGCAGTCCCAAGACGACACGTTCCAGACCTGGGCCATGAAGCGCGGCCAAGAACTGGAGCCCATCGCCCGCGAGTTGTACCAGTCCCGAACCGGCTACATCGTTGACGAGGCCGGCGTGGTGCTGACCCCGGATCGTTGGTTCGGCTACTCCACCGATGGCGCCGTGTACGGCCAGAAGGGCGGCATCGAAATCAAGTGCCCCAGCGCAGCGGACAAGGTGGCCGGCGTGTGGCTTGACCCCGCCCAGGTGATTGCCGAGTACCAAGACCAGATCGACGGCGGCATGTGGATTGAAGGCTGGCAGTGGATCGACTTGGTGATCTACACGCCCTGGCTGGCCAGCGTGGGCCGCGAACTGTTCATCCACCGCGTCCACCGCGACGAAGCCCGCATTGAGGCCCTTGAGCGCGACCTGATCCGCTTCATCCGCATCGTCAACGACTGCGAGCGCGCGCTGCGCGCACCGCTGCCGCTGGCCGCCTGACCCCTTTCACGGGCCGCTGCATCAGGACACAAGGCTTCTCCTCCCTGAGCCGTTCCATTCCCTGATGCGCCCACCCGGGCCGGCCCCTTTTTTCTCCTCCACACCATGACCATCTACTCCAAGACCAGCATCAAAGAAGCCTACGCCCGAGCCATCGCCATTGGCGCCACGCACGACGAGGCGATTGCCAGCGTGGCCCAGACCAAGGGCCTTCCCGTGGAAGCCGTGCAAGCCGCGTTTGACGAGGTGCCTGCATGAGCTGGCGCGACAAGACCCTGGCCGACAAAGACGGCAGCCGCCACGCCGACAGCGACTACATGGGCGGCCTTTCTCACGACCACACCCGCTGGCCCAAAGGCCCCGTGAGCGCCTGGAAGCCCAGCGATGGCTACCGCGAGCCGCGCGCCCGCTTCGGCGGCGCCATCCTGCTGCTGTGGGTGGTGGCCTTCATTGCCATCAGTGCGATCTGGAGGTACTTCGGATGACCCCCACAGAAGCCGCCGAAATCCTCGCCGCGCACAACGCATGGCGCAGGGATGACACAACCGACATGACCACGATGGCCGACCCTACTGAGTTGGGCCACGCGATTGATGTGGCAGTGCGAGAGCTCGCCATGCTGCCCGCGATTGAGCGCGAACGCGACAACCTCCGCGCTCGCATGGACCGCGCCGTGAAGGCCGCCGAGGAGCACTTTGGCGAGGACGCCATTCGCTACAAGTTCTCGCTCAACAAGCGAGGCTGGCTCATGACGACCTTCCCACAGCACATGGATGGGAACTGGTACGCCCTCCAGCGCGCAGACGACGACGCGCACATTGGATTGGCACTGCGCTGCAAAGAAGCCGAGACCGAAGTGCAGGCGCTGCGCCGAGCTGTTGAGCAGGCCCAAGACCTCATGCACGCCTACCTCTCGCACCAAACAACCACCAGTGATCGCTGGAAGCACGTTCTCCTGGCTTTGAACGCCGCAATGAAAGCAGCAGCATGACCACCAACACCAACACCCTGGCCGAAGCGCTGCGCGAAGCGGCGCAGTCGCTGGAAACCATCGCACGCAACGCGGGCAAGGCACTCGACACCGATGGGCAGGAAAACTACCTGCGCCACTTTGACCAAGTGCGCGGCTACGCCAACAGCCGGGCGACCGTTGCCCGCGCAGCACTTGAGGCCCAGGCAGAGGCAAAGCCTGCCGAGCCGCAGCAGGCCGACATGACCAACATCGAAAGCCCGCACAACGCCTGCCAGCACCGGGAGCACTGCAAGGGCTGGAAGGCCCAGGCAGAGGCAAAGCCTGCCGGACCCGTGGAAGTCGCAAAGCGCATCCACTACATGCGGCGCGACTTCGACCTGTCCACGGTCGAGCGCAAGAACTTTTGGGCGCGAGAGTGCCGCGATCTTGTCGAGGCGCTGCTTTCAGCCGTGGCCGCAGGACCCGCAGCGCCTACCCAGCCCGTGCCCATCCCTGAGAACTACACCGAAGAAATGGGTGAGGCGTACACCACTGGATTCTTCGACGGCCTAGAGCATGCAAAGCACACCGACCTGCTTGGCCGACTGATTGCCCACGGCGCGGCAACGCGGTCCGAGGCTGACGGCAGCGACCCCCGCATCACCTGCACACACGAACAAGCCGCCCGCGCCATCCTTGATGTGACTGGGCTGGATGTGGAGTGGGCCGCACCCGCAGCGCCTGCCCCGCACGCTGACACCAAGGACGCGGAGCGGTATCGGTGGCTCAAGCAGCAATTTCGCGTGATGAGCCTGAACATGGGCGGCCAGCACACTTGGGTGATGGCAAGCTCCGGGAGCTTGCGCGGCCCCGACATGGATGCGGCTGTAGACACGGGCATTTCGCGCTCGGCTTCTAACGCCGCAAGCCACGCCGCCATCGCGGCCAGCAAGGGAGGCGCCGATGCGTAGTTCAAGAGGCTACGGCCTGCGAGGCGTCCTAGCGGCACTTGCCCTAATGCACGCCGCACAGGTGCATGCCGCCCAAGAAGCCGCGCCTAAAGAGCGGCGCCAACCCAAGATGAACAAGGCCGAGAAGAAAGCCGAGAAGCGGGCACGCCGGGCGGCCAGCAAGGGAGAGCAAGCATGAAGCGCGGCTACATCATCCTGACACTTGCCTGCCTAATGTCTTTCTTGGCTGGCGTCGTTGCTTGCGCGAATTTGGCGGCCCTTGGGCACCTAAATGCAGCATACGAGGGCCACGTCTGGAAAGCCTGCTTTGCCGCGCTGATCGGAGTGGTACTGGCGCCCGCATGGGTGCGTTTTGAGGCCAGCAAGGGAGGCGCAGCATGAGCGATCTGATGTTGCTTGGCGTGCTGCGCATGCCGCTGCCGGATGACCCGAAAGACCTGGATGCGCTGACTTGGTTGCAGTTCCGCGACCGTGCGCGGGAAGCTGCCGACCGGATCGAGGCCGCACCCGCAGCGCCTGCCCTGGTGCCGATGACCCTAGCCCATCACTGCGCTGCCTGCGGGCACGACTTTGGAGATATGGGCGCTGAGGGCACTTGTCCAATGTGTGGGAGCGAGGACTTCACGGCTTATGAGCCGGCAGCGCCTGCCCAGGTGCCAAGCCCGCATTGCCTTTGGCCTTCGCGTGGTAGCTGCCGCGCTTGGCAGGACAAGCAGGCCGAGGCACAGCCGCTGACGGATGAGCAGATCGAGGACATGGCGCGCACGGAAGGCGACTACGACATGCACAACGACTGCTGGGCGTTCAACGGCGACCCGCAGTGCCGCTACAACCTTACGAACTTCGCCCGCGCCATCGAACGCGCCCACGGCATCGGGGCGGCCAGCAAGGGGGCGCGCAAATGAGCCTGCTAACTATTGGCTGCCTTATTCGCGCTGCGAACGCTGCTAAAGACCTTCAGGCAATGGCAGCGAACTTTTTTCTGAACCAAAGGAAATACGCCAATGGCGTCAACGGCGTCGTAGTGCCAGATGAGCCGTTTGTTGTCGTGCCGGTGGGCGTTAAAGGAACCATCGAAGTTCCGCGAATTGAGTTCGCCTTGGTCTGGACAGAGCACCAGACATGGCAGGTGGCTGACTACCTTTCGCTAGACCACGAATCGTTTAGCGAAAGCTGGGGTGCCGACAACTCCAATGGCTATCACACGGAGTCCAGAGAGTGTCAGCGTGAAAGGCGCATTACTGTTGTCGCGGCTCAACTGCTGCTGCCAAACGACAAACAGGTCGAAATGCTGAAGGGATGGAAGTCGGACGCAGACGCGGCAAAGAAGGAGCGCATGCGGCTTGAGCAAATCGAAAGACTAAAGAAGCAGATTACGCAACTAGAGGCCGCCGCCATCGCGGCCAGCAAGGAGCAAACACCATGAACTTCGACAACTTCGACCTCCGGTTTTACCGAGTCCTGCTGGTCTGCTTCTTCACAGCCATCTTCGTGCCGCTGCTGTTCGACATCGGCGAGCAGTACCCGGCCTACACCTTCACGGCCTGGACGTGGCTGGTGGGGGTCGCGCTGGGTGTGGTGCCGGCGTGGATCGGCTACGTCATTGGGCGCGCAGCCGAGCGGGCTGAGAAAGGAGAGGGCAATGGCTGAAGAAATCATGCCCATCGAAGCTGAAGCGGAGATGCGGGCGCAGATGCGCCGCACGGTGCACGAGATTCCAGACGCCGATCTGCTGCGCCGGGTCGTGCACAACATCGTCACGAAGCGCCCGCGCCGCCAAGAATTCGCATGGGCCGCAGTGTCTGACGCCTTCGGGCTTGGCTCGACCTTCGCGGCGCAGCTTTGCCGCAGGTTCGGGCTCGACCCTGACAGCGGCAAGGATCTGCCGGCCACGGAGCCAAAGCCATGAGCCAACAACAAGACCCCATCATCTGGCGCGCTGACCTGCCGGCCATGCTGCGCGTCAGCAGCGAGACGGTGCGCAAGTACCTCAAGGCCAAGAAGCTGCCGCCGCCGGATGTGGACCTGAGCTTGAAGGCCCGCGGCTGGAAGTTGAGCACCCTGCGCGCGGCCGGGATCAACCTTTGAAGGCCAGCCAGTCGGCCCAGGCCTGCAGCATCTGCCGCCGGATCGGGAGGTAAGCCGCGCGGTTATAGGCCGCCCGCACCTCGTCCTCGGGCACATGCGCGAGCTGGCGCTCGATGGCGTCGGGGTTGTACCCGGCGTCATTGGCCCAGGTGCTGGCCACCGAGCGCCAGCCGTGCCCCGTCATGCGGCCCTTGTAGCCCATGCGGTGCAGCAGGTACAGCACGGCGTTCTCACTCATGGGCCGCTTGGGCGTGTGCTCACCGGGGAACACGTACTCCGACCCGCGCGAGCGCTGGCGCAGCACCTCGATGATGCCCAGCGCCTGCACAGACAGCGGCACCACATGCTCCAGCCGGCGCTTCATCTTGCCGGCCGGGATCGTCCATGTGTCGTCACGCACTTCATCCCAGCGCATCATCCGCAGCTCGTTGGTGCGCGTCCACGTCAGCGCCATCAGCTTGCAGGCCAGCACGCTTTGCAGTGAGCCCTCCATCTCCAGCCGCTCCACGAAGGCCGGCACCTCATGCGGGGCCAGCGCAGCAAAGTGCTCCACCGGTGCGCGACCGAAAGCCTTGTCGGCCTTGATCGTGGCCGCCACGTTGGCCGCGCAGTGCCCGCCCTCCACGCACCAGTCCAGCACCTGGGATGACCACATGCGCACCCGGCGCACGTAGGTGTAGAGCCCCGCCGCGTCCATGCGCTTGAGCTCGCCCATCAGCTGCTCGCGCGTCAGATCAGCCACAGGCACCGAGCCCAGCGCCGGCAGGACGTGCATCTCCAGCCCACGCCTGGCGTTGCTCAGGTAGGACTCGCTCAGGTCGTTGCGGCCCGCAAGGTAGGCTTCGCAGGCTTCGGCCAGGGTGATGGTGCGCTTGGCCCGCTTCTGCGGCGCCTGGCCGTCCAGCAGCCCGCGCTTGATTTCGTCGCGCTTGGCCCTCGCGTCAGCCAGGCCCAGCAGCGGGTAAGGCCCGAGCACCGCCGTTTGTGGTTTGCCGGCCAGCCGGTAGGCCAAGCGCCACACCTTGGCGCCGGTGGGGCTGACGTAGAGGTAGAGCCCGCCGCCATCGAACAGCTTCTGCGGCTTGTCGGCGGGCTTGATGCCACGCACGCGGGCATCGGTTAGGGTGTTTGTAGGCATCGGCGGCATCCAGCGCGCCAGTGCCTACACCGGTGCCCACGCGCTGCGGTTGGTGCAGCCTGTTTGATCGTGGGTCAAGTTGGGTCAGCGTGGGCCAAGAAGGCGCGCAAGCCGCTGATTTTGCTTGGGTTTAGATGTGACAAAGCCCGCAAGAGCGGGCTTTGTTGGGGGATAGCTGGCGGAGTCGGAGAGAGGCGAAGCCAGGGCTAAAGGTGCCATTTCTGGCGCCGATGCCTACACCGATGCCTACAGCTGCGCCGCCGTGCGCGCATGGGCAATCCCACATTCATCCCCCCAAGGGGCGATGGCCGAACCGCCCCGGGCGGCGCAAAGTTCGGCACATGGAAGCCCGAACCGACATCAAGCACCTGGCGCAAGCCCTGCGCCGCGCACTCGCACCGGCGTCGCGCGCTTCGCTGCAAGGCCTGGAGGTTTCCGATTCCACCTTCGGGGCGTGGCTGGCGGCCGGCGGGGAGCGCCGCAAAAGCCCGCGCCCTGCTCCAGCGCCGGCGCGGCGTGGGTAGACTGCCTGCCATGAGCTCGCAATCCCTTCCGACCAGCACCGCCGGCCGTGTGGCCCTGGGCCTGTTCTGGATTCTGGCCCTGGCCTTTGGCGGTTGGTGGTGGTGGACTGACGCGCAAGAGGAAGCCCAGCAGCGCCAGCGGTCAGCCGCAGCTGCAGAGGTGTCTACACGGAATGCCCGCGGCGCCCACACCGTCGCCACCTACCCCGGTCCCGGCGGGCAGGTGGTGGTGCTGGACATCGTGGCCCCGGACCCCAACGTGCCGAAGTACAACGAGCGCCGCCGGTGCTTCTTGTGGCGCGGAGCGGGCGGCGACAGCCTGACCTGTGAAGCCGCCGCCCGGATCGACCTTTAGCGCTCCCTCTCGGTCTTGGCCCGGTACTCGTCCATCAGGGCGTCAAGTTTCTTCACCTGCTTGGCCTCGATGTCCTTGTACTCCTCGGCGGTGATGCCCTTGCGCGCTTCTTGGCGAGCTGCCCGGCGAACCTCGGCCATCACCTCGTCGGCCTCCTTCTTGACCTTCATCGTCAAGTTGGCCTCCAGCACGTCGGGCGCGTAGCCGGCAACCTTCACCCCCAGCGCCGAAGCAAAGGCCTGCGGCACAGAGCCCTCGCGGCCGAACACATCGGTCTTGCCCTTGGCCGCGTTGGCGATGCCATCGGTGGCGTAGGTGCCGGGCAGACCTGGGAAGTTGGGCATCGCGCTGCGGTACAGGTGCGCGAACACCTTGCTTGCCTTCTCGCTACCCGAGTCCGACTCCAGGGTGATCGGCTGGCCGGTGAAGGCCGACTTGTTGGCCCACAGTTCCCCGAAGATGGCCAGCGGGCCGCCGGGCATCAGGCTTGGGGGCACGCCGAACGCGGCATTGCCCTGGCCCACGTCGGCAATGTCGCCCAGCGGAATCCACCGGCGGATGTCCAAGAACACCGGGTTGCCGTTGGCGTCGTTCCAAGGCATGCGGATCAGCTTCGGCACGATGCCCCACACCTTGCCCGCCTTCTCGTCCGGCAGCATGCGGCGAACCCGCTCCTCTTCCTCATCGCCACCGCCGGCGATCATGGTCCCCATCGCGTTGACGGCGCCGGCCAGCAGCATCAGCTTCATCAGCTTGTGCGGCTTCTTGCCTGCAGTCTCCAGCAGCATGGGCAGGCCGCGGTAGGTGAAGGAGATGAACGGCCACGCCGTGGAGCGCATCGCCTGAATCCACGGGGCGTTGATCTGGTAGTCCAAGAACGACGTGCGCGCGGCGTCGCCGGCCTCCATGTCGGTCTGGCCCTCCTCCTTGGCGCGCAGCCAGGCGGCCAGGCGGAACACATCATCTTCGGCTTGGTACAGGTCGATCAGCTTCTGCGCCTCGTTGCCGGTCGCCTTCACGGGCTTGCTGGCCTTCAGGGCCTCAAAGGATTCCGGCAGCTTGCGCTGCAGGGCCAGCTGCAGCGCGGCCATCACGCCCACCTGCTGGCCGGCGCCCGGCACGCGGCTGTTGCGCACCTCGGCCTCCAGTTCCTCCAGCAACGGGGTCAGCTGATCCTGGGCAAGTTCGTTGGTGGCCCACATGCCCACGTCACCACCCGAATCGCGGTAGCGGTTCAGGATCTCGCGCGCCGCGTCGGTGTCCTTGATCGCGCCCACCTTCTCCAAGCCGCGCCCGGCTTTGCCCATCACGCCCTTGCCATCCTGCTCGCTGGCGGCCAGCAGCACGCGCAAGGCCTTGGCCACATGGCCCGGCTGCACGTTGTGCCAGTCGGCCATCACCATGTTGGCCATGATGTTGTTGGTGTGCACGCCCGGGCTCAGTGCGGTCTTGGACAGCTTCCACAAGCCCAGCAGCTTGTTCCACGTCGGCCCGCCCAAGGTGAAGTTGCCCTCGGTAACTTGGCGGATTTCGTTCCACACCGGGCCTTCCACATAGCGCCCGGCCAGCGTGCCGTACTTCAGCACCTGGGTGCCGGGGATCTTGGTTTCTGGCACGCGCACCCACTGGCCCGGCTGCAGCGGCTTGGCGCGGCCGGCAAACGATGCCTCGTTGTCAGGCACCAGTTCACCCGGCACATCGTCGGCCGACTTCTCGGCGTAGTTCTGCGCCAGCCACTCTAGGTACTTGCCCACCTCGATGTCGTGGATCATCCCGTGCATGGTGTTGACGATGGCGTAGCGCACTTCGTCCAGCTCGCCCATGGCCTGGCGTTCTTCGTAGGTGAAGTCGCGCCACATTTCGACCTTCTCACCGGTCACGTCGCGCACTTCAAACAGGCCGGCGTTGTCCCACTCGGAGAACTTGGCCGGGATCGGCTGGCCCATGGGGATGTAGACCACCTCGGCAATGCGGGTCTTGCTGCCCGGCGCGTCGAAGCCATCCATCTGCTGCGTGCCGCTGTCCACCATCGTGGACTTGGCGCCGCGCGCCGGCGCGCGCACGCGCTTCTCCAGGCGGGTGAACTTCTGCCCCTTCAGGCTGGTGTCGGCCTTGCCCTGCTCCAGTCGGCGGCCCCACCACTCCGGTGCGCCGTTCTTGATCTGCGCCATCCCGGCTTCTTTGGTGATGCCGCGGCCCTTGTACTGGTCGCCCACGATCTTGACGCCGGCGGCGCGCTGGCGCTTCTCCTCGGTGGTCTGCGCCAGTTCGTGCTTCGCGTAGCTGCGGTGCAGGTAGGCAAAGCGGTTGCGCTCAAAGGCATCCGGGGTCAGCTGCTTTAGGCGCATGGCCTCTTGGCTCATGGTGTCGATGAGCTCGCGCACCTGCTCCAGCACCTTCACCGAACTCTCAGGCAACGCCTGCAGCATTTCCTCGGCGGTGGATTGGTTGTCCCCGTTCAGCCACTCGTAGGCCACGCGGCTTTCCTCGCGGGTCAGGGTGGACAACATCTGCACCATCTTGCCCACGTCGCGGATCTGGTTGCGCTGGCGTCCGGCCAAGGCCGATCGGCGGTCCTTGATCGCGTCGGCCAGGCCGTAATCCGAGATGACGCCCGCCTTGACGAAGCCCGGCGTGAACCGGTTCAGCAGGTAGGCGCCGGTGTCGTAGACCTGGCCGGCCACAAACTCGATGCCCGACAGGCGGGTGAGGGTCTGCAGGGCCTTGTCCAGCCGCTGCTTGCGCGCGGCCTTCTGGCCAATGATGGTGTCGGCGCGCTCCTCCACGGTGGGCGCGCGGGAGAACAACCCGCCCTGCCCGGACAGTGCATCCTCTGCGCTCTGTCCGAGCTGGAAGTTCTCGGCGCTGGCGTCCATGCGCGCGGCGATGGCCTTGCGCTCGGCGTCCTTGCGCGCCAGTTCCTCCGCGGCCCGGCGCTGGGCCGCCTCGCGTTTGGTTTCATCCTCGCGAGCCTGCTGCTGGGCCAGCACGTCCTGGCGGGTCGGAGCGGTCAGGGCGAAGTCCTCGGGCGCCGGTGCGTCGAAGTCGAAGCCTTGCGTCTGGGTGTCGGCGCGCGTCATCCGCGGCTTGGGCGCGCGGCTGAACAGCGGCAGCCCTGCGGCCAGCTTGTCGCGCATGGCGGGGGTGATGTCGAAGCCCGGCACACGCGGCGCGTTCTTCTTGCGGTAGGGATGATCGACGGCGTACTTTTCGTACTCGCTCCATGGCATGCCGGTCAACTTCAAGTCCACCGCGCCCACCTGCCCGCCGCCCACCTTCTTGAGTAACCCCTTGGCTGCGTTGGGCACGATGGCGTCATAAAAGGCTTTCATGCCCTCGCCGCCAACCTTGAGGTCTTGGCCTGACAGGACGCGCTGGTTGTTCATGTCGGGCCGGGCTTCGAGCAACTTTCTCGCAGCCTCCTTGCCGATCATGTCCGCCAACTCGGCCTCGTCCTTGAACTTCCGTTCGATCACGTTGCGGCCACCCTGGCGGGCGACAAGAGTGTTGTCCTCGTAGGCCACAAGCTGGTCAACCTGCTTGCTCAGGTCATAACGCTCCGCGCTCTGCTCCCCAGTGACAAACGCCACCCGGTCATAGCCGCCTTCCACGGCCATGGTCATCACGCGCTTGAGGGCAAGATTTAGCCAGCCTTCGGTTTTGGTGACGAAGGGGGCGGCCGGCGTCGTGCCGCTGCCCATGCGCTCGCGCGCCATCCTCTCGGCCTTGGCGCGCTGCTGGGCCTTCGCCTCGTCGTAGCTCTTGGCGCCGTTCGCGGCCACTTTTTCGCCCATCCAGCGGAAGTGCCACCCTTCGGCGTCGGTTCGCCCAATCGGGCCGCCCAACTCACTCAGGATTGCATCGGTGCGCGCCTCAATGGCCGCCTCCGAATCGCGTTGCTTCTTGAACGACTGCCCCCAATCCGACTGGATTTCCTCCACGAACAGCACCCGCTTGCCATCGGCATCGGTGCGGTCGTTGACGCGGATGTGGGCGAGGATGTTGGGTTGGTCCCAGTGTCCCGACTTGAACTGCTGGCCGTTGCCCGCCTCGTCTCGCAGGCGGTCGCGCTCTTGCAGCAAGCGGACTCGCTCTGCGCCCGGTGTACCGGCCACGCCCGCCAGCCGGTTCAACTCGTTGGCGCGCGCCAGCTTGCCGGCGTCCTTGGTCGGCAACGTCAGCAGCACCTCCCGGTAGTTCTCGCCACCAGGGAGGGTGTACTGGCCGTACTTGGGTGCACCCGCTGAATCGGGCAGCGCGTCCTCGTCTTGGGCGTCCTCCAGGGCCTCTTGGCGGGTTTCGCCTTCGCCCATCACCTCGCCGTCCTCGTCCAGCACGGCGTACATGCCGTCCTCATCGCTCACGATTTCCCAGCCGGGCGGCAGCGCGCGGGCCTGCACGTCAGAAAGCGTCACCTCTTGAACCTGCACGCCGTTGCCGTCCAAGAACTCCAGCACCTGCTCCTTGCTGACCTTGCCCTCTTGCAAAGCCAGCCAGTCGCCCAGGCCGGTCCACTCGATTTCGTCTTGCTTGACTTGGCCCTTCTGGACCATGCCCTTGATGGTGTCGGCCCAACCCTTGGCGGGCGCAGCGTTCATGCCAACCTTGCCCACCTCGCGGGTGAGCGCGCTGTACCAGCGGGGGCGATCCTCGCGGCTGAACACGCCAGGGTTCTGGCGGCTCCAAAGATCCTGCAGCTTGGCGTGCACCTCGGGCTTGGTCGCCAGCATGGCGGCTGCGTCCTTGAAGCCGCGGCCACGGGCCTCCTTGTCCATCCACTCGGCGCGGCCGGCCGTGGCTTCCAGGCGCTGCGCGGCCATCTGGCCCCGTGCCTGTGCGTTGGGCTTGGCCCGGGCATGGTCGCGGGCGGCGCGGATCAGATCGCCGGCCAGGGCCTCGGCCAAGTCGGCGGCGTCGGTCTTGCCCTCCAGCCAGTTGCGCAGCACCGCGGCGGCGCGGGTCAGGCCCATGCGGTCCAGGCCGTCGGCCATCATCTTCACCAGGCCACGCCAGCCTTTGAGCTTGGGCAGTTCGGCGCTGGGGATGTCCACCAACACCTCTTCCATGGCGATGGCCATGCGCAGGCCCTGGGTCTTGACCTTCTGCTCGGCCAGCTTGCGCAGGGCCGGGTTCATCTCGGCCACCGTGTTCATGGCGCGGGCCAGGTTGTCACCCAGCACGGCGCGCAGGCCGGCGTGCGCCACCTCATGCTCGGCCAGCACGAACTCGGCGCGGTCCAGGCTGGCGAGGTTGCGGCCGAACAGGTAGATGCGGCCTTGGTACAGCGCGCCCTCCACGTCGTTGAACGCCCCGGCTTGCTGGATCGCCAGGCGCAGGCCGATTTCGGCCTCGGATGGGCTGTCGTGCAGCACGATTTCCGGGGCGCTGGGCATGGCCTTGCGCACGCGGTCGCGCAGGGCCTGCAGCTGCTGCATCCCCACGCCGGAGCGGCCAGCGCCACGGCTGGCGCGCAGGTCGGGGTTGCTGCCGTCGAACGCGCCGCGGTTGCCCACCGCGCTCTTGAGCTGGGCCGGCTCGTACACGCCCAGGTTCTTGCGCCCGCCCTCTTCCACGTAGAAGCCGTCATGGCCCTGCGAGCGGATGATGGCCTGCACGTCGGCTCGCTCAATAAAGTTCCAGTCGCCTCGCGCCATCGTGGCTTCAATGACGGGCGCCGTGTAGAGGGTCGGCGACCCGTCCGAACGCGCCAGGGCCATCTCGCCATCGGGGCGCACGCGACCCTTGGCCGCCAGCAGGGCATCGGCAACAGCTTTGCGGTGCGCCGGGTTCTCGTAGTCGAACGGGTTCTCGGCCTTGACGTACACCGGCAGGATGTTCTGGCTGGACTGGGGCTCGCCCCACTCGTCAGCCTTGGTCAGCATCTTGAACTCGCTGCTCGCCGCGAACTCGGCGGCGAACTCCGGGTCATCGGTGACGAAGATCGCATTGGCCTGCTGCGGGCGGAAGGCGGTGATGTCCTGGGCGGTGCCGTGGTACATCACCCGCGGTGCGCCGGCGGCGTCCACCACCTTGCTGTCGCCAAACCACTTTTTGAAGGCCGGCGTGCTGCCACCTGCGGCGCGGCTGAACACCGGGCCGTCGGCGATGTCGCGGCCAATGGAGGCCTGAGACATACCAGACTTGACGTTGAGGCTGTCCACCACATTGACGCCGGCCAGCTGCAGGGCAGCGGCCACGTTCTGGCCAGTGCTCACGCCGGTGTTGCTGATCTTCTGGTCCAGCACGCCGTCATGAACCAAGATGGCCGAACTGGCGTTTGACTGGCTGAGCGCGCGGTACAGCGTGTTCAGGCCGCCGGTGTCGCGCAGCTTGTCCACGCTTTCCGGTAGCGGCGTCCAGCCGGCCATCCGCATCTGGGCATCCAGCAGCATCACACCATTGCCGCCCTTGGCCCACAGCTGCCGGCCCAATTGCAGCGCCGCCGGCGGGCTGTCCGCCTTGGGCGACTGCGAAAAGTCGCGCCGGTCGTCCAGCACCCGCTCAATCCCCGGCACGTTCATCGGCTCGCCAGCTGGCGGCATCACGTCGTCGTCGTTGGTGAAGGCGTTGGTGAACGAGTAGGCATTGCGCGAAACCGCGATCAAGCCCTGGGGCTCAATGCCGCTGCCGGTGAACACGCCTTGCAGTCGCTCGTACAGCCGCCGATCGGCATTGCTCAAGTCGGCCCGGCCACTGGGGTGGTTGTGAGCGAACCAGATGTTGGCCGCGTTGGGCACGCGCACAGCCTCGCCCACCAGGGTATCGATCTGCACGGAGGCCGAAGAAATGGCGCCCTTGAAGCCGCCAACGATTGCCAGCGGCTTGCCGCTCTTGTCCGTCACCAGGGCGTCGAACCGCTCCACCGCGCTGCGGTAGAGGTGGCGCATGGCCTGCGCCAGATCCCGGGAGCTCTCTACTTTTCGGGCGCTGAGCTGGTGCGTGCGCTCGACCCCAACCAGGGTGTTGACCAAAAACTCGCCGGCGGGCATCGGGGTGTCACCCGGTACGGCGCCGGCGGCGTCCATGTCCCCAGCGCTGGCGGGCTGTGCGGGTCGGCCAGCGCCAGCCCGCTTGGTGGCAGCGGGTACGGCTTGGCCGATAAGGTCAAGCGGCTCACCGAAAAGGTCAACTTGGTAGGTTGCGCCGGGTTCATTCACCGATTGTGCGCCGGAAGCACCCGGGCGCACAACGTGCTCCATGCGCACGAACCACTGGCCGCCGCCGCCCTGAGCGCGCCAAGTGAACTTGTCCGCAACCTTGGCCATTGCGCCGTCGGGAACAAACACGCCCTGCAGCTTCTTGCCGGCCTTGGTTTCCGTCGTCGCCATTGGGGCGTCGGTTTCGATCTTGTTGCCCACCAGATTGAACGTGGCGGCACCCTGCTCGGCCGGCGTGAATCCGCTGGCCTGCTCGCGCTCAACCGCCTCGGCACGCGCTGCAGGTGCTGGCTTGGGCGCTTGACCCATGGCCGGCGGCGCTGCCGGTGCGGCCTTCTGGCGCTTGGGCAGTTCCATGCTCTCCAGGCGGTCGAACAGATCCTTGACGGTTTTCACGTCGGACAGGTCGCGCGTGGATTGACCCATGGCCGCGGCCTTCTGCGGGTCCAGGGTCTTGTCCAAGATGACGATGTGGGTTTTCACATCCGTGCCCGCGCGCTCAAAGGCGCCCATGGGCAGGCTGATGCGGGCCACCTCGTACACATGGGGGGCGTTGGGCACGCTGCGGGTGCGCGACCCCGTGGGCTTCACCTCGCGGATGGCCTGATAGGGCATGCCGTTGGCGGTGGTGGCGCCGGGCCGCTTCACGAACAGGATGTTCCCCTCGGCGCGCGTCACCAGGCCTTCAGCCGGCGAACCGGCGATCAGGCCCGAAACCGTGTCACCCTCATAGATCGCCACGTCCTTGCCGTTGACCTTGAAGGTGCCCACCGGCTTGGCGGGAACGTCGCTGCTGCCCGTCAGCAGGGCGTCCAGGCGCTTGTTGGCCGCCGGCCCATCGGGCAGCAGGGCCACGATGCGGCCGCCGTCGTTCAGGTGCTTGATGGCCTTGGCCAAGTGCTCGGTGCTGGTCTTGCCGCCCAGGCCGAACGGCGGGTTCATCACGATCACGTCGAACTTGTTGACCGTGTTGAAGTCCTCAAACCGGGTTGCCACCAACTTGGCATCGGTCGCCAGCGCCAGGCGCGAACCCAGCTCCAGCGAGGGCTCGACCACCGTGCGCTCTTGCTTCTCGGGGAACCACCGGGCAATCGCGCCATCACCGGCGCTGGGCTCCAGCAGGGCCTCGCCGTGGCGAATGTCGGCCCACTCCACCATCTTCAAGCCCACGGGCTCTGGGGTGGCGAAGAAGTCCGTGCCCTCCTGGGCCTTGTTGCTGCTGTTGCGCTTCTGCTTGGCGAAGTACAGCGCGCGGGCGCGGTCCCAGTCGGTCAGCGCCTTGACGAGTGAGCGGTCCTTGGCTTTGCCGCCCTTGCCGTCCGCGGCGCTGGGCTTGTAGTCGGGGTCGCTGTCCTCAAAGCCTTGGATGTAGGCCTCGCGCAAGCCGCGGGCCTCCTCGCCCATGGCCAAGTTCTCGGCCGTGCCGGCGCGGCGCGAAATCGTGGACGCGAAGGCGATCCGCTCCCAGGTCGTGCCGGTGTTGAAGTAGTGAAAGATCGCGTCAGAGGCTTGGCCCACCCGGTAGGTGCGCCCCTCCTGCTGGATCGACACCGTGGGCTCGGTGGGCAGGCCCAGGTTGATGAGCACGCGCTGGTGCTTGCCGGTCGTGTCGTGGCCGCTCCACCCGGCGTTGGCGTTCTTCTGCACCAACAGCAGGTTTGCGCCTGGCTGGGCGTCGTCGTTGAAGTTGTCGATGGCCTGCAGGCGCGACTTCTTGAACTCGGGCATGCCGTTGTAGACCCCGGCGCCAGGGAACGCCGTGCGCAGCGTGTCCAAGGGGCTGGTGTAGCCGCGGAAGTCGATGGCCTGCAGATCCGGGCGGAGCTCAATGAACTCGCGCAGCAGCTGCGAGAACGGAACCTCTTCCTCCTCCACCTTGCCCATGGTCTGCGGCTGGCCGCGCTTGGGCACCTTGATGGTGGCGAGAGCCGGGTCCGTGTTCTTGGCCTCGGCCGCCAGCACCTGGGCCAGCAGCTCCTGCACGTTGAACAGGTTGATGCCGCCGCCGGTGTTGAAGTCGTAGAACACCACCACCTTGCGGCCCAGGTCGTGCTGGGCCTTGATGAACGGCACGGCCTCGCGCGCCTTGATGGCTTCCAGCAGGCGGCGCCGGGTCAGGCTGTCGAACTGCGCGTTGATCTGGTCGTACAGCTTCCAGTACCGGCCGTTGTCGGCCTCGCGCAGCCACTTCATGCCCTCGTCAATCTTCTGGCCGATGCCTTCTTTGATGAGGATGAACCGGCGCTCGTAGTCGAAATCCACGTCCAGCATGCGCGACGACAACACACCCGACTTGCGCAGGAAGGTGTTGAAGTTGCGTTGCATCAGGTCCGAATCGACATCCGCGCTGGGCTTGTTCAGCTTGCCGGTGCGCATCGAGTAGCCGAAGTGCTGCACCATGAAAGCCTGGTACGGGCTGGGCTGGTTGTAGCGGCCGGTGTCCTTGACCTCGGGGTACTCAAACAGGTAGCCGGCGGCCCACTGCACGTTGACCTCGTAGGCGAACGGCGTGGCGGACAGGAACACGGCGCGCGGGCGCGCGGCGCCCTGGCGGTCCTTCACCAGTTCCTGCTGTTCGGCGCGCTTCTTCGCCAGCTTGTCGCGCAGCGGGTTCATCTGTGCTTCCAGCTTGGCCATGTCGGCGGCCAGGCTGTCGCGCATCACGTCCATGGTGTCGTCGCGGTTGCGCAGCTTGGACCAAGCCTCGTACTGCTCGTTCATCGCTGCGAGCTTGGCGATGTCCTCGCGGTTCAGGCGGTTGTAGCGCTCGATGGCTGACGTGGGGTGCAGCGTCAGTGCGCGCACCGCGTCCAGCGCGCCGGTCGTGGCGGCGTCGGCGCTCTGCATCAGCTGCTGCGCTTCATCGGCCAGCACGAAATCCATGTCGCGCCGCATCACGGCGTCGTTGGCGCCCAGGTTGGCGTAGGTCGTCACCACGATGCCCTTGCCGGCGTCGCTGGTGTCGGCCAAGGCCGTGATGCTCAGGCCCAGGTTCTTGCCCGCGGCCATCCAGTCGTTGGCGATCTTCTCGCTCGGGACCACGATCAGGCCGTTGCGCTTGCCCTGCATGTGCATGCGCTTGACGATGCCCAGGCCCGAATAGGTCTTGCCGGTGCCGGTGCCGTTGGTGAACAGCACGCCGTAGCCGTCCGGCTTGGCGAACCGGGTTTCGGCAAACAGCACGTCGTTCTGCTGGCCCTCCAGCAGCAGCGGCAGGGTGGCGCGGATGTTCTCGATGCCCGGCTTGACCGGGATCGACGCGGCTGCAGCCTGGGCCGCCAGCCGCTCGGCCAGGGTCAGCTTTTGGGCGGGTTGGCCACCAGGCTCAGCGCCTGCTCGATCTGCTTCGGGTTCAGCATCCGGTCGGCCTCCATCAGCTGGCCCAGCTCCTGCGGCGTCATCACCTCGGGCAGCATCGCCCGCAGGCCCGGGTCGCCCGTCTGCAGCACCATCTTGCTGATCGCCTCGCTCTCCGTCAGCAGCGGCCCCAGGTCGATTGCGGCGCTGGCCGCCTGCGCGTCGGCCCCCTTGGCCACCATCTGCTTCCACGTCTGGTCCATCGCCTGCAGGCGCCCCTGCTCCGGCATCGCCAGCAGGCGCTTCAGGTTGGGGTCGCTCACCATCTTGGCCAGCTTCTGGAGCATTGGCGTCGGGGCGCTGGTCATCATCTTGGTTCTCCTGCAGGTACTGGGTCAACGACTCCACCGAAACCGCATCGACATCGGCCGCCGAATCCATGCCGGTCAGGCCCTGGCTGCGGGGGTCGTACTTCACCCCCATGTACCAAGACTTCAGGTAGGGCATTACGGCCTCGCCCAAGTCTGCCAGCATTGCGCGGGCGTAGGCGGCGAACGTGCGCGCGCCCTTTTCGATGTGGTAGCCGGCCAGCGTCACGCCGTCGGCAAATTCCTCGGGGTCCAGGGCGCCGCGCTGGCCCTTGGTGCCGGCTTGGCTCTTGTTGGCGAGCTTCTTCTTGAGGCGTTCTCGCGCAGCTGCCGCAGCGTCCTCAGTGAAGATCGTGTTCGGGGCTACTTCTGGCCGGGCTTGCGTGCCAGCACCTTGGCCGCCTTCTTGATTGCCCGTTGGAACTTGGCCGTCTTGGCCGCCGGGTTGTCCTTGGCGGTCTGCAGCAGGCTTCGTCCCCGTGCCCTTTGGCTTTCGTCCGCCTCCTCGTTGCCGATCTGCAGCAGGAGGGCTCCCAACAGGGCTGCCGCTGTCGGGCTGTCCTTGGCTTTCCGGGGCGGGGGCGGGTTCTGGGGTTGGGTCGGCTTCAAGGGTGTCCCTTCCAAGGAGGGTGTTCAGGATGTCATCGCGGCCCACCACCTCGCCAAACATATCGGGCTCGGCCGATGCCACGCTGGAGGCCTCGATGTAGCGGCCCAGGCGCTGCTGGATTGTGGATTGGGCGGCGGGGCGGGTAAAGAACTGGCCTGAGAAGAACAGGCCCAGCAGGCGCACCGTCAATTCGTCCGGGGTTTCGCCCGTCATCATGTCGGTCTGGCGGGCCATGTCGTACAGGGCTTGGCCCTTCTGCCGGGCGTCTTGCACCAGGCGCAGGGCTTACATCAGGTTGCCCGTCACGTCCACGTCGGGCGGGATCGTGCCGTCGGCGGCCTTGGCGCGCATCACTGCCCACTCGCCGGCCACCTCGCGCAGCGCGCCGCCGATGGCCTTGATGTTGGCGTCCATGCTCTCAAACATGGATTCCACCAGGGCCGGATCGCCGTAGGCCACCTGCATCATGGCGGCCTTCAGGCGGGTCAGGCCGTCAGCGCTCAGGCCCCCATCGGAGGACATCATCTTGCCGATCGGCTGGCCGGCGTCCTGCAGGCGCTGCACGAAGCCGCGCACGAAGCCGGCGTTCTGCGCCAGGTCCAAGCCGCCGCCGCGGTACTGGCCCAGCAGCCCCAGGTCGATCAACGGTGCATCGGTGGCCGCTTGCTCGGTCACGCTCAGGGCCTCGCCCTGGCCCTGGCTCTTGGCCGCCATGCCTTTGGTGTTGCTGGCCTCGTCGTACACGCGCACCAGCACCGGGTTGGGCGTGCGGTCGATCACCGCAGGGTCCACGCCGTGCTGCCCAGCGTCGGCGCGCAGGGCTTCCAAGTACGGGCCGGCCGTGCCCATCTCATGCGCAGCGCGCAGGCCTGCGGTGCGGCCGTTGTTCAAGGCCTTGAGGGTGCCGTTCACGTCCTGGCTGAAAGCCGGGTTGGTGCGGCCGTCAGCGAAGTGGCTGGGCTCCAGGGTCGAAGCGTCGGCCACGGCGTAGCGGAACGGCACGCGCTGGCCGTCGCTCATCACCGCCACGTCCTCGCGCCCGTAGGCGTCCACCGCGATGCGGTTCAAGTCGTTGCCCACGGCAAACACCATGGGCGCCCCGCTGTCGGGGGTGCGGCTGGGGCCAAGGCGCAGGTAATCCGGGTCGCGGGCGATGGCCGTCATCTGCGCCACCGATGCCGCGCTGCCACGGTTGCGGTTCTGCAGGTTCACGTCCTGGCCGTTGGCGTTGGTGCCGGTGGTGGGCGCTGGCGCCGGTGCAGGCTTCGGCTTTCCGTTGAGGCTCTGCAGGTGCTCAAGGATCGGCACAGCCTCGTACTTGGCCTTGTTCAAGGCCTTGACCTTCTCGCGGTCGAAGGTTTCTAGGATGACCTCGCCGGTTTCCTTGTTCTTGATGACCCAGCTGGCCTGCACGCCGCTCGGGTCGCGCGATTCCGGCACGCCATCGTCGGCGGGCGTCAGCCCAGCGGCTTCCACCGGGGTGCTTCCGGCTCCGGCGTCCACCTCGTTGTCGGGGGTTCCTGCTGCTGCATCGAGTCCCGTTGGCGTTCCCGCTTGATCTGCCGGGGTTTGCGGCTCGGGGGTTCCTGCGGCTTCTGGGGCTTGGGCATCGGTGGGTTCAATCGGCGTTGCGGTCGGGGCCTTGGCCAGCACCGTGCGCCCGCCCTGCTCGTCCGGGGGCGACACGATGCCGTCGCGCTCCAGCTGCGCCAGCAGGCCGGCGGCGCGGTTGTAGCCGATGCGGAAATGGCGCTGAATGGCGGGCAGCGAAGCCTTGCCCATGCTCGTCACCAGGGTGGCGGCATCGGCTGCCAGCGGGTCGGACTGCTGGGCAGCAGGCGCTGCAGCAGGCGTGGGCGTGGCGGCTGGGGCTGGCGCTGGCTGCGGGGCGGCGGGTGGAGTTGCAGCGGGCTCGGCGGCCGGCGCGCGGGCGTCGGCACCTGGGCGGCGATCCCACAACACCTTGCCGGCCGTGCCAGGGCCGCCCATCGCGGCGCCGGCGGCGAAGTTCTGCGCCGCAGATCCGCCCAGGTCCAGATCCTTGTTGGGGTCGGCCTGCGTCATGGCGCCGTACTCGGCCAAGTCCTGGCCAACGCCCTGCACCACCTCCTCGGCGCCCTCCTGCAGCATGTTCTTCGGGATGTCGCTGAACTGGCTGCGCTCGGCGCCAGACAGCAGGCGCGCGGTCTTGTCGCCGCCGGCGATCTTGCTCACCAGCGCAGAGCCGCCCACGGTGGCCAGCGCGGTCAAGCCCTTGGACTGGCCGCGCACCTCGTTGGCCAATCGCTCGCGCGCTGCCTCGGGCGAACCCAGCTGCGCCTGCAGCTCCATGAAGCGGGGCGAGTTCGCCAGCTGCTCCAGCGGCATGGCCATCACCTGCTCAAACGCCTGGTTGCCGCCTTGCGATGCGGCCGTTGCGCCCTCGGTCCCGGCGCCAACGGCACCGGCGCGCTTGGTGGCCAGCTCCTGCCCGGCCTTCAAAACGGTTTCGCGGGCAGCCTGCTGGGCCGCGGCGTCGCCGCCAGCATTGGCCACGCGCAGCGCGGCGCGCTCGGCGTCCACCGCTGCGGCGCGCATAGTGGCTGCAGCCGATCGGCCTGCGCCAGCAACGCCCAGCGCCATGGATGGCAGGGACTCGCCCAGCGCCGGCACCATGCCGCTCGGGTTGTCAAAGATCGCCTTCGCCGTGCCGGTGAAGCCCTGGGCGTCGCTGATGGCCTTGGCCGCCCGGGTTACATCGGGGGTTTCGGCGGCCATGATCGCGGCGTCTTTCTCCGCGTCCTGGCGCATGCGCTCCTCCAGCCCCTTGCCGACGCGGGCTGCTGCAGTGCGCGGGTTGAGCCAGGCGCTGCCGCTCTCGTCGTCTTGCTTCAGGTTGCGCTCGCGCGTCTCCTGGGCAACGCCGCTCATGACGCGGCCGACGTTCTGCAGGGTTTCGCTCTCGCGCCAGCGGCCCGCTGCGGCGGGGGTGATGGCGTTGAGGCCCTTGGTCAGCAGGCGATCGGCGGCGGCCGGGATGTTGGCCAGCGTCTCGTTGACGGTATCAATCGGCGCTTGGCTCAGGTCCGTCACCAAGCGCGCAACGCTGCGACCGCCCTGGTTCACGGCTCCAACCAACGCCTTGGCGGTCTGCCCGGCACCAGCACCCTCGGGCTTGTCAGCCGGGATCAGGTCGTCAAAAGCGCCGCCGGCGGGGCGCTTGTCTTGGGGGATCAGATCGTCAAAAGCACCCATGCCGTGGCTCTCCTATGAACCCCGGCAGTAAGCCATGCCCGGATCGGATCAAGGGAGTGGCGGGAGTCCTTGGGCCTTCAAACGCTCGTTCACCTTGGCCTTGTCGGCGCCCCGGGCCACGGCTTCGCGCGCCTGCTGCACCAAGTCGCCAGATGGCGCCGCTGCCCTGCCCGCGCCGGCTTTCCACTTGGCCAGGGCCTCGTTGGTGTCGGTCATGTTGTTGGCCTGCATCCACTCAAAGAACCGCGCCTCTTCCGCCATGTCGCGGTTCACGGTTTCGCGGCCGGTGAACGGGTCGGGCCTGCCGCTGGGCTTGCCCAGGGCGGTGGCCACCTCGTTCATCTCGATCTTGTACTGGCCGGCGGGCTTGCTTTTGCCCAGCGCGCTGATGGCCGCGGCCTCCACCAGCTTGGCCTTGGCCCGGTTTGCAACCGCCGGGTCGTCGCTCGCTGCATCCAGGCGCAGCTTGTCCATCTGCATCGCCAAGGTTCGGCCACTGGCGCCGGCGTCGTACTCACCCTGTGCGCGTGCATCGGCATTGCCGGCGATCTGCACCCGTCGCTCGTCGGCCCTGACCTTCCGCTCCTCCTGGGCGTTCTTGACCCGCAGCTGTTCGGCGTCGGCTGCCGCCTTCTGCCGCCCGTAAATGTGGGCCAGCTGCTGCTCGGGCGTCAGCTGCCCAAACAGCAGCTTGCTCGCAGTGGCGTGGCCTTCGGGCGTGTTGGGGAACGCCATGCCCGGGATGGGCTGGCCATCCTCGCCAATGGCCTGCTGCTTGCCATCCGGGCCAAGAACGAACCGCGCCTTGGTCGGTGAGATGGGGCTGTTGTTGACGAAGCTCTCCAGCCCTTGCCAGTCGCCCAGCTTCACGTTCTTGGAAAGGTCGTCCTCAAACCTGCGCTTCACGTCGTCGCGCATGGCCTTGTCCCATTTCATGCCCGTCTCGGAAATCGTGGCCGCGCCCGTGGGGTTTCCGCTTTTGAGCGTGAAGTTGGCCGCCCGCTGCATCTTGGCGCCGGTCGAGTTGTGGAGCTCGCGCGCCGCATCGGCTTCGGCCCGGGTGTTGTACTGCTTGCCGCCCACCTTGAACGCACGGGAAAGGGTCTGCGTGCTCGGGTCGGCTGTGGGCGTGGCGATGTCGATATCTTCAACATCCACGTCCTTCATCGCGTCGATCAAGCCCGTTCGCTGCTCTTCCTGGCGGGCGCGCTCCTTCACGGTCGAGGCGCGATCCTCGTCCGCCCACTTGGCTTTCTTGCGGGCCTGCTCGTCATCCCAGCGCGCTTTGTCGTCCTCAAAGCCTGCGTTGTCATGCTTGCGCAGCAGGTCCATGGTGGCGAACATTGATCGAACGGGTCCGGTGCTCATGCCTTACTCCTTATACGCCGCCGCCGGCGGCACGGCCAAGGCTGTTCCAAAGGTCAACGCCTTTCTTGGTCGCCGTTCCAACGCCGCCCAGCATGGAGCCGATCGCGTCATCCTGCTGGCTCTGCCATTCATTCGCGGCGTTCTGGAACTGCCCGCCCAGCTGGCGAGATTGGTTGCCCATCCCCATGCCCTGCATGGCCGCGCCAAACCCCTGCCCCATCAAGTTGGAGCCGGAGTACGTGGCGTTCAGGCCAGCCATGCCGGAGCCAACAGCCGAGGTGCCCATGCCGCTGGACAGGCTCATCATCCCGGCCTGTTGGCCGACGTTGCTCTGCCCGAATCGGCTGGCGTCCATCTTGCGGGCATACCCCTCGGCTCGCGCCTGCGTGCGCGCCTGGTTGCCCGCAGCCGCCAAGCCCAGGGCCTTTTGCAAGGTGCCCTGCTGGCGAAGGGCCAGCGCCGCGCCGCTGTTGGGGTTCACGCCGCTGGCCACCAGGCCGCGCATCTGCTGGCCCTGCGCGTTGTCGAAAGCCTGCTGCGTCCCGGCCATCGCCTGCCCGGCCAGCTCTTCGCGCTTTGCTTCGGTGTCGAAGTTCTGCGCATCGGAAATGATGCGGTCCTCAAGCGGTTGGTAGACCAGTTTGTTCCGGCTGTCCAACTCGTCGGCGCGCCGGTTGGCCCGCAGCATGCTTGAAAACTGGGCATCAGCGATCTGGCTTGCGCGCGATGCCTCTTGCTCGCGCTGGGGGCGGGTGCGCTCGTACTCGCCCTTGTACCAATCGAACTGCTCACGGCCCAGGCGTGCAGCCTGCTCGGCCTGCGCGTTGGCGGCATTGGCCTGCGCGCTGGCTGCCTTGCGTGCCTTGCGGGATGACGATGCACCGATACCGGCGCTCACTACTGTTGCTGCTGCGGCCCAGGGCATTTCAGTCCTCCTTGCGAATGCAAACGATCATGGTCACGCGCTCGTAAGCGGTCGGATTCGTGACCCAATGGGTGAATTGGTTGTCGAACCAAAACAGATCGCCCGGCTTGGTTTCAAGGCTCTCGCCATCAAAGTGAAATCGCTGGCCGGGTGCGCTGGTGATCTGCACCGCGAACTTGTCGTAGCGGCGCGCGTGCCAGCCCGGATCTGTGTGCGGCTTGCACTCGGCGCCTGGTGGAATGCGGGTGATGAGCACGCCGCCCAGCTCCACGCCTTGAACGGCGCGCATCAGGTCAAGGCACATGGGCTTGATGCCCAGCACGTCGGCGGCTGGATACCAAAACGAGTCATGCGCGCCACCGTCCTCGGCGCGGGCCGGGTCGCCAAACCGCGCCCAAATGTCGTCAAGCCCGTGGTGCGGGCTGTCAGGGTTGGCGGTGCGGGTGGTGTGCTGGTTCCACAACTCCGGGTGCTGCTGCAGCGCCCAGTAAATCGGCGCCACCTGAAGGCCGGAGTCCAGCAGGCAGATGCGCTCACCCACAGCAGCCCCCCGACAGGATGGAGGTGTCAACCGTGGCCGGGTCGGTGTCCTCGGTAGCGTGCAGGCAGTACCAAACCGCGTCCGTGAGGGCCATGACCTTGTGCGGCATGCCGGCCTTGATCGTCAGGCAGGCCGGGCCGCTCAGGCTGCGCCGCTCGCCCATGACCTCAACCATCGCCATGCCATGCGCCAGGATGGACAGGTGGTCGTGCGGGTGCGTGTGCTGGGTCAGCACCACGCCGGCCGGAATGCGGGTTTCCTTGGCGTACACGCCAGCCCCAAAAAAGTGGGCCACGTCCACGCCATGCTGCGCCAGGGTGTCCACATGAGCAAAGGCGCCCGCGCCCGGCAAGCCCGCGGCGGGTTCTGGCACCGGGTGCCCTTTGCTTTCCAGTTTGCTCATGCGGGCACATTGCCATGCCCGGATCGCCGTCAGGTCAGCGTTACCCGCCTCCAGGCGGTTGGTGAGGCCCCAAAGTACAACTCGCCGTTCTCCAGCAGGATGAACCCGCCAAGGCGCACGTCATCGGGCAGTGTGGCGGTCGGCGTGGCCTTCAGCCCCTCTATGCCGCCGTTGAAGTCCTTCAGCAGCCCGGTCACGCGGAACACCTCGGCCAGCCGAATCTCGAACTCGCGCAGGGTCACGGCCTTTTCGTTGGGGTCGCCACGGGCGCCAAGCCGCACCTCCACCCACTCGCGCAGGGCTTCGATGGCTTTCTGAGCCTGGGGGTCTTGCAGGCGCAGGGCTTGAAGGGCCGGCAGCCGGGCCGGCGCCGATGCAAAGGGGGAGCGGGAAAAGTCGCGGCTCATTGGCTCAACTCCGGAGCGGTCTGCGCAATCGCCGCGCTGGTCACGCGGCTGGTGGATTCCAACTCGATCACCCAGGTTCGGCCGGGCTTGGCCGGCAGGCGCTGGGGTTTGCGGTCGGCCACGGTCGCGGTGTGGATCAGCACGCCGTCGGCGTACACGCGCATCGTCACCGGGGCGGTGAGGGGGCCGTTGAGCTTGAGCCAGCCGTAGGTGACAGGGTTGGGGCGGATCACGGCGCGGCTGCGCCAGATCGCGGTGGCCGGTGCGCCGTCGCCCAGCGCCTTCACCGTCGTTCCTTCGGCCAGGAACAGCCGGTCGGCCAGCAGGTCGGTTTGCACGGCGCGCACGTCACCCAGCGCGGGCACCTCGCTGATGCGCTTGGTGGACAGGTCGAAGCGCGTGGCCTTCACAGCAGCTCCCCAATGTCCTGCGCCATGGCGAACGCCACCACCTTCGTGGCGCCCTCCAGCTCCACCGCCCACTCACGGAAGCGGCGGGCCGGCACGCGGAACGGCTTCTGGCTGGTGATCGGCGGGCTGGTGAAGAACAGCACGCCGTCTCCGTACAGCTTGACCACCACCGGGTAGTCCCCTTCCACGCGCGCCCAGCCGAACGATGGCTGTTCGTCAAACACGAAGGTCTTGCTGCGCCAGTTGGCGGTTTGGGCGGCGCCCGTGGCCACCGGCAGCACGTCGTCGGCGCTGACCACGAACAGGGTGTCGGTCAGCAGGTCGGTGTGGACGGCGGCGGGTGGGGTGCTCAACTTGACCTGCAAGCGGTTGCCCCGACTCATGCCCATGCCCATGATGCGGCTGTTCGCACTGGGCACCGAGCCAAGCTCGTACTCCACGCCGTACCGATCACGCTGCTGGCGCCAACACAAGAGCCCGTCTCGCACGTAGGCAAAGATGATGTCGTTGCTGCCGTTGGTGGTGGCGATGTCGCGCTTGTCGTCCATCGTCAGCATGGGCGTCTTGTAGCCTGGGAAGCTGGTTGTGGTCATCGCGTTTGCCACGGTGTCGAACCACCACAGCTTGGTCACGCCCGCCTCCACATAGGCCAGCGTGGGCTGCATGCTCTGGTCAAACGCGACGCTAGCCTCGGTGATGTTCGTCCCCGTAATCAGCGACACCGCAGGGACTTGCTCCGGGTCAGGCGCCACCCAGATCGTCGTGCCGTCCGTCCATACGGTCCAGTCGCGCACGTTGAGCCCTTGGCTCGGGTTGTTCAGTGCGACCCCGCCCCGCTCCCAATCGCGGCGCGGGTCCAAGCGCTGCCGGTCGTCAGGCGACAGCAGCGCAAACTCGGGCCTGTCGTTGGACAGCAGGTTGCTCGGGATCGTCATGGATCAAGGCCGGCGAGCCCAGGAGATGGCCAGGGTCAGCGCCAGCGTCTTGGTCGCGTCCTTGGCAATCTTTGGCGTGAACCCGTACTGAAAGTAAAAGCCGTGGCCGGCGTTTTCTCCACCGAAGCCGTCAATTGCCCCAATGCCGCCGCTGACGTTGCCCCAGTTGAGGCCGACGGCAATCGAGCTTTCCCGCCGATTGCTGTTGTTGGAGTACGCGGCTGCGGTCCATTGGCCGCTGCCTGCCTCGGTCAACAAGATTGAACTTGCACCGGTCGGCCCGCTGCTTGCAGTGGTGCCAATCGGCCCTTGGTAGGCAAGACTGTTTTGATCAACAGCGCGTACTGGGGCAGTAAGCGGGCCGCCCCCGCTGGCATTCGTTGCAAAACTGCTTTGGTTGTACCGCCGCCCGACAACGGTGGTAGACACGCCGCCGATGGTGAACGTCCCACCCCAGTCGGTGAGCGGCATGTAGGTGCGCAGTTGGTAGATCACGTCAAGCTGCTCGTCTGACAGCACTGTTATGGGCAGCGGCGCACCGCCGCCATCCACAATCAGCGCCCGGGAAAACAGGGCGTTGTTGGCCCAGCCGACACCCACCTCGGAATAGTTGCCGTTGAGCGCTCCAAGAGCAAATCGAAACGTCCGCGTGTGGGACACATAGAAGTCCGGCGAGCCTGAGTTGGCGGCTTGCGTGCTGGGGATGTTGGTTGTCGCCGCAGCAAGCGCCTGCAACGCGGAGTCTGATACCGACGGCGTAGCCGAACCTGTGCCGATGACACAAGTACTCCCCGCAGCGCCAGTGCCCAAGCGATTCAAGCCGCCGTCCGTGATGATGTTGTCGAACCACCCGGTGTCGGTTTTAAGGCTGCCGTCTGCGCGGCGCACTTGCATGCGGTACAGGCCCTTCATGCCCATGCCGGACGAAGCGCTCATCTCTGCGTACTGGCGCTTCAGGATGTGGGGCGCGAACGGCAGCAGCACGCCGCCTTTGGATCGGTAGAACTGCGTCATGAAAGCACTCCGGAGACAAACGAGTGGGCAAAGTCCATCGACTCAGCCGGCCAGTTGGGGTAGGTGATGAGCACGGTCTTGAGCGTGCCGGCCACAAAGGAATGGCTCATGTCCATTGACTCGGCGGGCCAGTCTGCGTAGGTCTTGAGCACCTGCTTCAGCACGCCGCCCACAAACGAGTGGGTCAAGTCCACGGGCTCTTGAACCATTGCGTAGGTCTTGAGCGGCTGCTTCAACACGCCGCTGACAAACGAGTGGGTCAGGTCCATCGGCTCCGGCGGCAAAAACACCGGGCCGAACAGCCGGGCCGACACGAAGGCGTGCGACAGGTCCATCTGTTCGACCACAAGGTACGGGTAGGGCGCGCTCGACCACACCACAAACCCGTCCTCGCGCGCCAGCGTTTCCTCGCTCAAGCGCTTGGCCGCCAAGTCGAACTTGAAAACGCGCGGCATCAGGCGTCATCCGTAAACAGGTAGTAGCTGCCATCGCTGTACCCGCCAAAGGCCGATGCATTCACCAGGGTCTGCCAGTCGTCCTTGCTGAATGCGCCCTTTGTCAGCACATCGACCCCACTGGGCGAAGCCAAGCACAGGCCGTCCGGGCTGGCGTAGATCACCCCGCCTTCCACCTCTGCGATGGTGCGCTTGGCGATGCAGGCTTGCGGAATCTCGATCTTCTGCGCGCTCAAGCTGGCCGCGTCGGCGCCGCTGACGTAGTAGGGGTGGCCCTCGGTCAGCACCACGGCGGTCTGGCCGAACACGCCGATGCCAACGATGTCGTACTCCAGGGTCTGCTGGAACTCCACGGGCCACGCATGGGGTCGGTAGCCCACGCAGGCGCACAGGGTCTTGCCGAAGAATCCCAGCATGATTCCGTTGGGCATGCCCACCAAACCTTGCAGGTTCTCAGGCGGCTCGGCCCAAATCAGGCTGGGGCATTCCTCTTGCAGTTCTTCCTGCTTGGCCGTGTCCAGGTACACCCGGTTGGCGAAGGTCAGGTAGTCGAACGCGCCCTCCAGCAGCACGGCGTTGCTCGCATCCTTGGCGTCTACCAGTTGGAACGCGGCGCCGTTGTTGGTCGTGCTGCTGCGGTACACCCGGTAGCCCACGATGTTGCGGCCAGCCGGTGGAGCGGGCACGGTGATCTGCACCGCGTCGTTCTGGTCGATGGTCAGCAACTCGCTCGGCAGGCTGGGCTGGCTTTCCTCGCCCCAGTCGGTGATGTAGGTGACGATGTAGCCGCGCGTCTCCAGCAGGCGACTCACCACCAGAGAGGTGATGGCGCCGAAGATCAGCGAGGCGTTGGCGGCCAGCACCTTGCGCAGCTCGGCGTCCATGCCCGCGAAGTAGTCCTCCAGGGCCTTGGAGGCGGTGGCCACTTCGGCAACGCGGGTGGCCGTCAGCGCAGCATTGCCGGGCGTGGCCGCCAGTTGGGCGCGCAGGGCCGCCTGGGCGCTGTTCAGTGCCGTCACCAGGGGCAGCACATTGGCGCCGCTGGGGTCGTACAGGGCAAACACGAAGGGTGCCAGGGCTGCGGCCTGCGGTGCGGTCAGCAGTTTGGCCGGTGGCGAAGCGGGGTTGGTCACGTTGGCCAGCACGGTCTGCGCCGTGGCCTGGGCCAGCGACAGGCCGGACGCGCGCCAGTTGGCAAGCGGCACGGCCCAATACGGCGAGCCGCTGTAAGTGATCTGCACCCCGCGCAGGCTCGGATCGCTCAGGTACTGGTCGGCCGCGTTGGTGATCTGGAACTGCCCGCCCACCAGGGTCATGGGCACGATGTAGGCCGCGTCGCCTGCGTCGCTGGTCGGCAGGCTCGTAGCGCTGGCGTCAGCGTGCGCCAGGAACAGGCCGGGAGCCTGGGCCAGCCGGCCGTACTCGCCGGTCGGCTTGGTGAAGGTGCCGGTGTTGCGCGCGGCGAAGGTCACGCGCAGTTCGTCAATCTGCCCTTGGAAAGCCTGCGTGCCGGTGAAGCTGCTGCGGCCGACGTTGTGGATCTCCAAGTGCTGCGGGTCGGCGTAGGTGCCGCACAGCACCCCGTCGATGTAGACCTCCATCCGGCTGCCGGTGTTCTGCACCGACACATGGGCCGATGCGCCGGCCGCGCAAAACAGCGAGTTGTCCGGGCGCTTGCACCGGATGATGGCCGTGAACGCCCCGCCGAAGTCGCTGCTGGTCAGCGTGCGGTAGTTGCCCACCACGTCAGGCTGGCCGGCGCGCTGGAACGTGATTTCTCGCAGGCCCCCGTTGCGGGCGAACAGCACCACCCACTCCAAGTTCTCGGTTGGCCGGATGGTGGCATCTACGGTCCACGTCGGGTCCGACTCAAAGCTCTTGCGGTCGATGTAGGGCACAAGCACATGCCCACCGGAGAAGGTGCCGTACCCCGCCCCGCCCCCGGTGCCCAGCGGGCCGGAGGTGTTGGTCGTCAAGGCCACGGCGCCGGAGTTGGTCAGCACGCGCTGCTGCGGGCTGGAGTCCACAAAGTTCCCGCCCGGCGCGGTGTTGAACTGCATGTGCAGTTGCACCTTGTCGTACAGCGGGTCCACCGTTGGCGGTGCACCAGTTGCCGCAATCGCAGCGCCCAGCCACACCTGGGCGTCAGCGGCCAGCAGGTCGGCCACGGTGGCGTCAGCGGCAGCCTTCTGCGCGGCGTCGGCGTCGGTTTGGTCGAACTCGTCTTGCGTCTGCGCCGACACCAGGGGTGCGGTGGCCGGGCGCGGCACACCAAGGCGGCGGTAAGTGCCGTTCTCCCAGGCTTCGGGGAACGCAGAGCGGCCCGTCAGGTACACGCGCTCGGTGGCCGCGTCGTTGATCTGCGCGTTCACGTAGTCGGTGTCGGTGGACGAACTCAGCCAAACACCGGAGGGCGTGCGGAAGATGCTGCGCGTGTCAGCCGGCACGGTGGCCACCGAAGTGCCCAAGCCCTTGCTGGGTCGGAAGTCCCCGAACCGCATGTCCAAGTTGCGAGCCACCTGGGCACCATCTGGCGACAGGTTGCGCTCGTCCACGGAGGGCGACAGCCCGCCGAACTGGTTGATGCGGATGGGTGGGGAACTCATGGCGCTGGCGGCCCAACAGGGGTCAGGGCTTGGTAGGCATCGACGCAGAGCTGGCCGGCGCTCGCGCTGCGTTCAGCAAAGTCCGCCAGCTCTGTGCGTCGGTCGTTGCACCGTCCAAGCAGGACGGCACACATTGCTCCGGCCTGGGCGGCTGCTTTGCAGCTTGCGGGAGTGCGGGGATCGTTTTTGAGGGCGTCAAGCTCTGCTCGCAGGTCGGCAAGCTCGCCCCGCAGCCCGACAACAGCAACATTGGCACGATGGCGGGCAGCATCAGCAGCCTCACGGCGGCGGGTTTCAGCATCTTGGGCCTCTTGGAGTTGACGGTTGACGGCTCGTTCTTCGGCCACGGCGCGGGCCAGATCCCGTGCGTAGCGCTCGGCGCGCTCCTTGGTGGCCTTCTCATGCTTGGCCACCAGGGTTGCAATCTCGGCCTCGGCCTTGGTGGCGCGCACGCTGTAGCCGCCTGCGAAGGCGATCAGCACGATCAGCGTGCCCAGGATCAGCTTGAGGGAAAGGGTCATACAACCCCCGTCAGGCACTGCGCCTTGTTGGCCTCGCGGCGCTTGGTCAGGCCAGGGAACGGGGTCAGCACACCCGCCAAGCGGGCCTTGTTCCACTTGGGGAACTCGTAGCAGGCATCGAGCGCGCGGTTCTGCTCCAGCAGCCGGGCCATGGTGCTGTTCTTGCGGTCGCACACCGGCCGGGGGCCGACGTTGTAGGCGATGTCCGCAAAGGCGGCGAGCTGGTGCGGGGTGAACTCGGTGTTGGGGTTGCAGTCCAGCACGATTTCCACCGCACGCATGGCGTCCTTGCCGGCCCAGGCCAAGCACTGCTCCAGCGTGGCGGTCTGCCCCAGCTTCACGCCCTTGGTCTGGCCCAGGCAGATGGTGGGAATGCCGATGGGGTCGGCGTAGGCCACCATGCGCACGCCCTCATGGCCCGCAAGCCCGGCCGTCATCAGCGCCACGGCTGCGGCGGCGAGCTTGCCCTTGGGGCTGGCACCAAACTTACTCGGCGCGGTCGGGATCGGCTTGTTCATGCTGGAACGCCTTCGGTTGGGCCACGATCCGGGCAATGGCTGCCGCCAAACTGGTCAGCGCGGAAGCGATGGCGAAGTACGGGGTTGGTTGGCTCGCGGCCAGGAACTGCACGCCGATTTCCACGGCGCCCAGCACGGCAGACAGCAGGGCCAAGCGCACGCTCCAGGCGCGGCGCAAGATCACGGTCCAGTCGTCCAGCAGCTTCATGGCAGCAACCGGACGTGCGACAGCGCCCACGTCACCAGGGAGCCCGCGGCAGCGCCAGCGCCGCCCAACAGCATCAAGGTGCGCCAGCCACCCTTTGCCTGCGACAGCGTGTTGTTGATTTCGGTCAACGTGGCTTGCATGCCGGCCACCTGTGCGGTCAGCTGCTTAACCTCCTGCTCCATCCGGCCAAACTCGCGCGGGTCGATCATTCGTTCTTCCAGATTGGCGATGTGCCTGGAGAGCATCTCTAGGTGTTTTTCGTCCACGACGGATTGCTGCATTGCGGGCCTCATGAGTTGGGCTGCCCCGGGCGATCGGGGCGCGGGGTGACGGCGGCGGTGGCCTGCACCTCAAGCCCCAAGGCCTGGCGGTAAGCGGCGTAGTGGCGGTCGGCCCGCTCTGCGTTGGCCGGGTGCTCGCCGTCCTTCAGGTAGGCGCGGTACAGCACGTAGTCCACCAGCGGGCTAAAGAAGATGTCGTTCAGGCTCACCGTGCCGGTGACAGCACTGGGGCCGGTGTTGGCCGCGGGCTCAGTCACCGGCGTTGGCGTCACGGCGTACACCAGCTGCAGCTGCGCGGTGTTCAGCGCCGGCGGGTACACCTCAAACACCAGCGGGTCGCGTGGGTCGTGCATCCAGTTGCGCGGGCTGGCCGTGCTGGCCTCACCTCGCCAGCCTGGGCGGGTTGCGTCAAGCCCCAAGCGATCCACCTGCCTGCAGGGCGCGCCGCTGACGTTGCCCAGGCAGTCCATGAACTTCGCGCCTGGCACGGTCTGCCGCACACCGGCAACCAGGCTCACGTTGCCGCGGGTCGCGTAGGCGTCAGGCCGATCGGCCACCAGCATCAGCTGGCCATCGTTCAGGTAGCGCACCAACTCGCGGGCATCCCACCGGGTGCCCGTCTCGTCGGCCAGCGTCGTTGCTGCGCGTTGAACCAAGTCTTGAGCGGGGAAACTCATGTCAGCACCACTTGGGTCGGGCGCGGGGCACGCCGTTGGTCATGCCGCGGTACGAATCCCAGGCCTTGCAGCCAATGGCGATGTCGAACTTGTTGCGGGCTTCAGCCGCGCCAGCTGGGTCGGCCCAGGGTGCGCGGTTCTGCGAGAGCAAGATCGCCTTTGCGCCTTCTGCGATGTCCCGGCCGTACTGGTCAAGGTCGGCGTCAGCAATGCCGGTCGCCGTTTCCAAGTCGGGCATCAGTGACGCCTCGATGCGCAGCACGTCACCGGCTGGTAGGTCGCGCGCCAACGTGATGGTGCGCCGGTCGGTCGAAACCAAGCCGTGTTCGCGCCACTGGTGCGAGCCCAGGTCCACGTCAATGCTGCGCTGGCTCAGGATCGGGAAATCGCCATCGTTGCGCTTGGCGAACTCCAGCCGCACCACATTGGTGTCGGCCGGCAGGGTCAGGGTGTAGCCGCGGGTCGCGGCCAGCACGGTGATGGGGGCAAGCCACTGGCGCCAGATCCGCGTGCGGCGGTAGAACTCCTGCGCCGCACGCGCAAGCGAACGATCCAGCAGCGGGTCGGCCGCGCCGGGCGCCGCGATCAGCAGCTCAGGGTACAGGTCTGACCACAGCGCCATGGCTCAACCAATCAGGGCTTGGCCTGACGCTTCGGGCCGGGCTTGGCGCGCGGCGGCTTGGGCGGCGTGTTGGCGTCCAGCAGGGGCGCGTCGTCGTTGCCCTCAAAGTCGTCGTCGTCGGTGTCGTCGGGGTCTTTGTCGTCGGCGTCAGGGGCGGCCAAGAGGCTTTCGGCTGCCTTGAAATCCCGCTCGTCGGCCGGGTAGAAGTTGCCCGTGCGCAGCAGCTGCTGCTGGGCGGCGGCGTCGGCCACCTCGGCGGTCAGCACGCCCGCCTCGTCCTTTTCAAACACGATCACCGACTTGTCGGCAGTGGTCACGGTCAGCTTGCCGTCGCGGCGCGGCTGGATGTCGGTTTGCAGCTTCATGGCTGGCCCCAGGTGAAAGGAACAAAAAAGGGGTGGCGCGTTGGCCACACCACCCCTTGGTCACAAGGCGTTGCCGCCTGCGATGCGTCAGGCCGCGCGATACAGCAGCGTCACGCCCAGGGTGCCGGCCACAGGCGTGGTCGGCGCGGTGGCCACCTTGATGCCCAGCGGGCGGTCCACATCGGCCTTGCGCACCGACACCAGTGCTTGAGCGTTGAAGCCCAAGCGCTGGGTGAACGCGGTGTTGGCGGCCGTGGTGGCGCCCCAGTTCGCGCCGCCATCGGCGGCAGCCGTGCTCAGGTCGGTTGCGGCAGCGTTGGCGATGCCCACCTGCAGCACCAGGGCGGCAGCGCCCGAGTCCACGTCGGTGGCGTCCACGATCACATCAACAGGCACGCAGCCGGCCGGCAGGATGCCGATAACGCCGGTGCTGTTGAGGGCCAGGTCGCCAGTCGTCACGTTGACGGTGAAGCGCTCGGAAACCACCTCTGCGCCCGCAGGCACTCGGATGGGGCGGCGGCCAGTGATCTGGTCGTTGGTTGCAGCAAAAGGCATGTTGCTCTCCTAGTCCTGTGTCGGTTGCAGATCAGCGCGAAGCTGCAGCGGTGTCCAGAGCGAACACGCCGAAGTCTTGGTCGCCCACGCCGTCCATGGTGAAACGGGTCTTTTTGCAGCCGAAGATCGAGCTGCTGGAGATCACCACCTTGTCGCCGTTGTCGCGGGTTTCTTCGTGCCAGTCGAAGCGCAGGTTGGTGCCCGGCGAGCCGTAGGCGCACACGGCAGCCTGCGAACCCAGGAACAGGGCGCGGGCCGCTTCCACGTTGCCGCCAGCGCCGGCGTTGTTGAAGCGGATCACGTTGCGGTGCGAGTGCAGGATGACGTTGCGGTACATCCCCAAGCCGCCCTTGAACAGCGGGTTGTTGCGGCCTTCGGCACCGGCGGCGGCCTTCTGAATGTCCATCCACTGGCCGGTGGCGGTTTGGGCGCGCAGGTCGTCCTCTTGCCACGGGTGCATCACGCACACGAAGGTTTCGTTGCCGTCGATCTTGCAGGGCTGCAGGACCGGCACGCCGGTTGCGCCACCACCTTGGACATCGGCGCGGGTCTTGGCGCGGTCGATGATCTTCAGGCTGAAGCGGTCGGCCGCGTCGATGTTGTTGAAGGCCGTGGCGCCGTTGACTTCAGCACCGGAAGCATTCAACTCAGCGCCGTACAGGACGTGCTGGGCGTCGGGGGCGGCGAACGGGTTGTTGGCCCGGCCGGTGTAGCCGATCGGGAACAAGAAGTTCGGGTTGATACCGCGGGCGCCGCTCACGTACATGAACAGCTGCTCGTCAATCACGCGAGCCCACCAGTTGGATTGCTGCTGGCGAGCTCGCTGGCGCAGGTTGTGCAGCGTGCGCTTGCGGGTCATCTTGCCGCCGGTGTTCACACCGCAGCGGGCCTGGTCGATATACACCGCGTCGGTGTAGAACTTCTGGCCCTCTTCGTTGCCCTCAAGGTTGTCCTCGCCTTCGACCGGCGCCATGCGCAGTTCGGCCAGCAAGTCATAGGTGATCTGCTCACCCGCGTCCGATTCCAAGTCGGTCAGGATCTGGATGGGCACCTCGGCGGTGTCACCCTTGGCCATGAACCGTTGGTTCCAGTAGCTCTTTTGCGAAACGTCCAGGGCGAGGTTGCCGCTGTACTTCTTGACCGCTTTCGGGTCATTCACGCCAATGATGGTGCGTGCCATGTGGAGACTCCTTCAATGTGAGTTGAAAGAGCACTCCTGCGCTCGGAACGGCTGTCGTTTTCAGCCTGGTTGATATTGAGCCATGCCCGGAACGGGTTCGGCTTCGGCTTGCAGCGGCCGTCGGTCAATCCGCGTTTCTCGCGGGGCTGACAAGCGCAGGCGCGCCGCGCGCCCGCTCTTGTGCACCAGCTCCACCACCACATCGCCAACCCGCACGCCCTCGCCGGGCTGCAGGTCAACGATCATTTGAGAGCGCGCGGTGTCCATCAGGCTTCGGCCATGTACTTTTCGTAGGCCGCGGGGTTCGACTTGCGCAGTCGCTCAAGGGCCGCCTCGTACTTGTCGCCGTCCAGCGCGTCGATGTCAGCAAACTCGCTACCCACATCGCCCGGGCCGTCGCCGCCTGGCACCTGGGCCAGCGTGGGCTGGGCCTTGCTGGCGTCAGGCTTGCGGCGGGCAATCGCCTCGGCCTTGGGGTCAGCCTTGGCTGCAGGCTTGGGTGCCGGCGCGTTGGTCTTGCTGCCGGCGGCCGGCTCGATGTCGTTGGCCAGCAGCACGCGGCGGTGCGCTTCCCTCATCACCCAATCCACCGACTTGGTGGGGTTGCGCGCCTCCACCACAGTGACGAAGGCCTTGAGCTCGCCCCAGTGCTCGTCCTTGTTGTAGTCGATGCCGTCGGCCTTGCCCTGCTCCATCACCTTGTTCACGGCGCTGCGCAACTCGCGGCTTGCCTCCTGCTCGGCCATCTCCTGGGCGAGCTCCACCTTGGTCTGGATGCGCACCAGGGTTTCGCGCTCGGCTGCCACTTCGCGCAGCGTGGCGCGCAGCGTGGCGCGGTCAATCTCGCCGTCCTCGTACTTCTGCTCGGCCTCGTCCTCGCGGGTCTGCAGCGCCGTCTTGCGCTCCTCAAAGTCGGCAGGCAGCTGCGCCTCAAAGGCGGGCACGCGCACCTTGCGTGCGTCGGGGTCGGGGGTGTCGTCGGCCTGGGCCGCAGCGGGATCAGCGCTGGGCTCGGCCGCTTCGTCAGCGGCTTCGTCCTGCACCGCGGGCTTTGCGGGCTTGTCCGCCGGCAGATCGTCCGGCTCGGCTTCGTCGGCGGGCGCGTCGTCCGCCTTGCCGTCGTCATCGTCGTCATCTTCGATGGCGCTGTCATCGCGCTTGAGGTCGTCAACGTCCTCGGTCAGCGCAGCGCGCTCTTCATCGGTCAAGGTGGCAAGGCCATCGGCCAAGTCTTGGCTGGGGTTGCTGGTTTGGTCTGCACTCATGCGCGACTCCGCAGGTAGAAGGATGGGAAACCCAAGGGCTGAAGTCACCACAGTGCCATGCCCGGAACGATCACAGCTGCGCCAGGATCAGCGCCAGGGCTTCGTCGTCGTCGGCCTCCAACGCGGCCACTAGATCGGGTTCGGCGCGCTGCGCGGTGATGGGCGGCGCAAGGGGTTGCGCAAGGGGTTGCGGCACTTCGGCCTTGGCCGCGGGCGGCTTGGCCTGGGCGGCCTGCCGCGCCTCCAGCAGCTCCCACTGCGCACGAACCTCGGCCTCGGTGACATCGGCGCCCACCTTGCCGGGCTGCTGCCGGGTGCGCACAGCCGGTGCGCCGAACAGCCACGCCAGGCGCCCGGGTCGCCCGCGGCCGCCACCAATCGTGTCGTCGTCGCGTGCCTCTTCTTGGATCTGCTCAATCAGGCCTTGAACAGCGATGGCGATGGGCGTGAGCGGAAAGCCCAGGCCCTGCAGCGCTATGCGAAGCGGATCAAGCACGGCTCACCGTCACCGTCTCGCCGGCTGTGGCGATGGCCTGCAGCACTGGGCCGGCCTGCCGACTCGTTGGGGTCACGGTCAGCGGCTGGCCGGTGGTCAGGCCATGGATCAGGTGCAGCTCTGCCACCCGCTCATGCAACTCCACCAGGGCGTCGCCTGCAGGCATGCCCAAACCGGTGGGCACATGGTTCCAGAACTCGGTGGGCGTTGCCATTACTGCCTCGTCACGGTCACGGTGTTGGCGGCGGTGGCCAGCGCCTGGATCACGGCGCCGGCCGTGCGCAGGGTCGGGGTCACGGTCAGATCCTCACCCAGCACCAGGCCATGGGTGCGCGCCAGGTCCATGAGCATGGCGTGCGTCTCGGCCAGGGTGTCGCCGGCCGTCATGCCGTTGGAAAGGACGTGCGCCCACAGCTCCTCAGGCGTCGCGCCAGCGCCCACCGGGGCCAGGGCAAACGCGGTGTCCACCTCGCTGGCGCGGCCGACAGGGCGAACCCCGACAGCGCCGCGTGCGATGGCAATGCCCGACTCGATGGCGAGCCCGGCCACCCGGATCGTGATGGCGCCCAGCGCCAGCGCCTGCTCGGATTCGGTGGCGAGCCCCACCGCCTTGACCAAGCGACTCGACAGCGCCAGCGCCTCGTCCACCTCCTCGGCCACACCAGGGGCGCCAAGGCCCAGCGGCTCCAGCGCCAGCGCGGTGGAGGTTTCGGCGGCAAGTCCCAGGCCCTTGCGCTGCAGGCCAACCAAGGACAGCGAGGTGTCCGCCTCCACCGACAGGCCCACTTGCGCGTTGGCGCCGGAGCCCAGCGCCAGGGCCGTGTCGGCTTCGGTGGCAACCCCCACTGCCTTGGCCTGCCGGCCAGCCAAAGCCAGCGCAGCATCAGTCTCAACCGCCAGGCCGACAGCCGCGCCGCCTGCAGAGGCCGGCGCGAAGGCTGCGTCGGTTTCAGTGGCAAGGCCTGCAGCCCGAACGGCGATGCCCGCGCGAGCGAACGCCGTGTCCGCCTCGGTCGCCAAGCCGACGGCCTTGCGGACAACCGCCCCAAGCGCCAGGGCGGTCGAACTCTCTGTGGCCAGCCCAACGGCGGCGCCAGCCCCTGACGCCAGGGCCAGCGCGGTGTCGGCCTCGACTGCCAGGCCTGCGGCGCGGCGCGCAACCACTGCAAGTGCCAGGGCGGCATCTGCCTCGGTCGCAAGGCCCGCAGCGCGGATCTGAACGCCGGCCAGAGCCAGTGCGGTGTCGGCCTCAATTGCCAGCCCAACATCGCCGATGGCAGCGCCAGTCCCTACCGTGGCACTGAGCCGGTAGACCCGGACCTTGCCAGACTTTTCGAGGCCGAGCCGCCAGAAGAACATGGCTTAGAGGATGAACAGCGCGCCGACGCTGAAGGTGAACGATGGCGTGGTTCCGCCAATCGTCCACGCCAACCGGAAGTTGCGGCCCAGCGGCTGGCTCACAACAGCGTTGGCCACCGGGTTCGCGCCGGGGTAAATCGTCAGCAGGGTTTGGCCGGTGCCGGTGATCGACGCGGTGGCTGCGCCAGGAATGTCCACCCAGTTGCTGCTCACGGGGTCTTGCACCTGCGCACGCACCACCAGGGTCGGGCTGGTGCCGGTGGCCGCGCTGACATTGACCACCAGTTGCACCCCGCGTGCGTTGTGGTTGGTCTGCGTCGCACCTTGGCCGGTGGTGGTCTTGGCGCTGGACGCCTCAACGCTGAGGGCGGTGTTGCCGCGCGTGCGGTCCCAAGTGGCGTTGTTCCACAGCATGCCCAGCATGGCCATCTGCGTCACGGTCGGGTTGGCGAGGGCATCCGCCAAAGCCGCAGCGGTCGGGTAGCCGGTAATGCCGACAGTGCCAACCGGGTTCATGACCTGCACGGGCTGCGGGTGCGAACCAACGGGGTCAGCCGAGGCGGTGCGCACCTTCTGGCGCGGCTGATCTTCGACCTGCATGAACCCCACAGTCAGGGTGGTGGTGCTGGCCGGCGCGGTGGAGCCGTTTTGCACAACCAAAAAGAAATGCAGGTTCACATCCTCGTCGGGGACGTTCTCGATGCGGCTGGCCCGGTTGGACCACTGATAGCCCGCATTGGACGCCACCAGGGCGTCGGCAAGTGACGCGGCCATCACATCGAACGCAATTTGCGCGACATGGCCGGGGGACGCCGTGGTGCTAATCGTCGCCGTGGTGTTGCCACTGTTCCAGCCGCGCCGCTGGCAGTCGAAGCTGCTGTTGGTCACGGTGGTGCCGCTGTACTCGTTGGCGAGCCAGTTGTGGCCGTACAGGGTCAGCGTGCCGGTGCCGGTGGCTGGCCACGCTGCGACCGTGAAGGTCACGGTCAGACCCGAGACTGAGGCGATGGCGTAGCGCCCAGGGATGCCCGCCGCGCCCGTGATGACCGAAAGGCGCAAGAACTGCCCCACGTTGGCCGCCGTGAATGGGTTGGTCGTGGGGAAGGTTACCGTGACGCTGGTGGCGCTGTTGATGGTGTACGACAGCCCGGTGCCGATCAGGTCGGCCAGTTCAAACCGGAACGTCTGGTTGACGATCCGCTGCGACAGGATGGCCTTGTAGCGCGCCAGCAGCGCGCCCCGGAATGTCAGGTTGGACCGCAGCACGGTTTCGCTGTTTGCCGTGGTGCCGGTGGTGATGACCAAGTTCCCGCCCGACTGTGAAACGGCCATGCCGGCGCCCGTCTGCACCAGTGTCATCTCGGCAGCGGCCAAACCTTGCAGGCCGGACCCCGACTCGGCAAAGCCCACGCGCCAGAAGGTCGGGGACACGTTCGCCACCGGCAGGCCCCTGGTTTCGGTGACGCTGATCGCCTCGCCCGATGCCCCGTAGACCAGCTTGGAAGCCTGCACCTTGGCGTTCAGCGGCGCAGCCGCGCCGTCCACGGTGCCGAGGGCGTCGTTCAGCAGCCTGTCGCCGCCAGTACCTGGGTTGAACTCGGTGGTTCCGTAAGTCATGGTTGAACCTCGATGCGAAATTGGGGAGACACGGCCGACACCGTGGCGGTCAGCGTGTAGTCGGTCGGCGTGCCGGTGAGGGTCTGCCAAGCGGTCGCGCCGACTGCGGCGCCGCCCGCGTCAAGGAACACGATGCGCAGCGCTCCAGCGGTGTCCGTGCGCGCGGCCGTGACTTCAAGGGACACCGGCCCAGCGGGGAACGGCGTTATCCACGTCTGCGTGTCGGGCGTGCTCAGGTCTGGCGACTCGGCGTAAGTGGCGCCGCTCTCGTCGGCCAGGGCTGCGGCGCGCGTGGCCGCGCCCACGGCGGTCCAGCCCGAGATACCAACGTCCGAGCCTGGGCGGTAGACCGTGATCGCGGCGACGGGGTTGAGGTTGCGACGGGCAAGCTCGGCAACCATCCAAGGATTTGCGCTGATGGTGTTGAGCATCGCCTGCGTGTGGCGGCCGATAAGCACGCCAGCAATGGACGCGAAGCCATTCATCGGATTGCCGTCATCCGCGATCCCGATTTGGGTGGTTCTGACAGCCGAATCTCGAAGCAGGCTGGCATCGCCAATCGCCACCACGCTCGTCGGGAATGTGAGTGGCCGTCCGTTGACCGCTCCGGTAAACGCTGGGGGGTTTCCACCCACGTAGCCAAGGGCGACGGTATAGACAACACCGGCCTGCAAACCGAGCCCGCTGGTCGCCCGCGCATAGATGGACCCGTTGACCGCATCACCGCATGCGGTGGTGATTTCCCCGGCTGGGCTGGTCGCGGTCAGGAAGTTGCCGTTGGAGCCCCAGCATGAGAAAGGCTTCGCATCACCCATCACGTTCAATCGAAACCGAACCAGGGTCACGAAAGAGCCGCTGCTGCGGGTTGCCCGCGCCACGCCAAAGGAACACGCGCCGGAAGCCTGCCCGCCAGTGAAGCGATACGCCGCTTCGCCGCCGCCCATGGACTCGATGGATGCGCCTGCACCAAGAACGCCGTTCCTGCGTAGGCCGCTCCCGGTTTCAATGGCGCCCATGCTCGGCGTGTGCAAGAACGTCACTCGCAGGCCAAACACATCTGCCGCCCCAACCGCTCCCTGCGGCTGATCGACCCGCTCGCGGTAATGAACGCGGCGCGGCATGGCTCAGGTGTAGTTGCCTGGGTTGATGGTCAGCACATGGTTGCCAGCGGTGCCATCCAAGATGGCCGAGACGCCCATGTTGTGCGTCACGAAGAACGCGAAGTTCTGAGGCACCGCACCAAACACCTGGGACAACTCACGGCCACGGATCACATAGTCGCGGGCGGTTGCGTCGGTCTGCGCCACGCTGCCAACTAGCACCGCGCCGGCAAGCAGGGCGTCACGGTTGTTGACCGTGAAAGCCGCATCCAAGCCCGTGTAGGCTGCGGTGAAAAGCTCCGGCCAGTTGCCATCGGCGCGCTGGGCGAACGCCCAAAGCTCGATGCCACCACCAGCAACGATGGTGCCCCCACTGCGGGTGCGCAGCGCTGGGAGCACGAAGTCGTCTTTGTTGGTGGCGTTGGACACCGCAGCAGAGCACCGGCCAACGGTCAGGCCGCTGCTGCTTGCGAGCGAAGCCAGCGTGATGGCAACGGCGCTTGATGCCCGGTAGTTCGTCGTCATGCCAGCGCCTCGCGGATCATCGTGTCGGTGACGTAGCCCATGCCGATCTGCTCGGCACGGCTGCAAGCTCGGGTCGCCATTGAGCGCAGACCATCGCGCTCGGCCGTGGTCAGGAGCGAGGGGGTCAGCGCGGTCAGCATGCTCTGCACACCGTTACTCCCCAGGTCGATGCCTTCGGGCGTGCCGAGGAACTTCAGGGCTCGCTTGACAATGCCGGCCATTGGGTTCGCGGACGCAGCGAACTGCTCCAACTTGACCAGCAGCGCATCGGCAGCAGCAGGCCCGCCGGGGTAGCGATCAAGGATGCCTCGCTCGGAAGCGAAGTGGCTCACCACATGGCTGCGGTCCTTGGCGTTGATGAGCGCCTCGATCTGCGCGTGGTCGCCCAGGTCGTAGCCCAGGCCCGCAGGGTCGGTGGTCAGTTCGGTCTTGAGTGTCATGGTCACTCCGTCTGGTGCTCTGCGTCGGCGCTGGCGAAGCGCCAGAAGTCGTGCGGGTGCACACCGCGCTGCGGGTCAACGATCCAGTTGCGGCCCGCCTTGATGACGCTCATCGTTTCCTTCTCCGAGCAATACCAGCGGTCGTCGTTTTGCCAGGACGCGCGCAGCGGCACGGAGGTGGCGCCCAGGTAGTCGTACCCCTTGCCGACTTGCATGCGCTGCCACAGCGTGCCCAGCGTCGGGTGCGGCACGTTCACCGCGAAGAACTTGAAGCTCGGGTAGTGCGCCACCCACCGCTTGACCGGCGTCTCGACAACGCCCTTGAACAGCAGCGCTTCGATCATCACGCCGCGCTCTTGGTCGAAGAACGCGGTGTGCCCCCAGCGCGCGCCTGGGTCGGCCCATCGGGTGATGAGCGAGCCCAGGTTGCGGCGCCGCGCCACGGCGAACACCATGTGCGGGCGGACTTGGTTGCCGGACACCTCGATCATGGTCAGGCTGCCCGGTAGAAAGCGCCGCCCGTCATCTGGATGTCGCCGCCGCTCGGGGTCTGCACGAAGTCGAACATGGTCAGCGGCACGATGTTGGCGTCCGTGCCACCCGTGGTGTCGGCGTCGTAGCAGACCGCGATCTTGGAGATGGGGTTGCCGGTGGCGAGCGCCCACGTCACGGTGGGCAGGCTCAGCTCGTACCAGTTGTTGGTGTCGTCCGGCGCCGGCACCACAGCCAAGTCGGCATCGGTCAGCACCTTGCGGCCCATGGTGGTCTGCTCGTTGGTCGTGCCGGCCAGCAGCGCGGTCAGCGTGTCAGCGTCGATCAGCACCGAATCAGCCTCAAGGCCGGCCGTCTCGATGGGCACAAGGATGAAGGCCGAGTTGGCCGGGTCGTTGCCCTTGACCCGCGAATAGAGCTCGGTGACGCGCCCTTTGGCGATGTTGAAAACGATGTTGGCCATGTCGGCTTACTCCTTCTTGTTGCTGGAGGAAGCCTTCTTTGGCTGTGCTTTGGGTTTGACGGTCGCGCCGGCGATCTTGCCGTCCGCGCCGCGGTTGATGACGACTTCCTTCTCCTCGCCGCCTACGTTCACTTGGATCGTGGTGTCGCCAGCGGGCGCTGCTGCCGGTGCGGCTGCAGGTGCTGCAGCTGGCGCAGGCGCCGGCTCGGGCTTCTCCATCGCCTTGGCCTTGGCCTCGGCTGCGTCCTTGGCGGCCTTTTCGGCCAGCTTGGCGTTCTTGTCCGCCAGGCTTGCGGCCTCGTCGGCGCGCTTGTTGGCGTCGGCCACCTGCTGCACCAGGCCGTCCATCCGCTTGAGGATGGGGTCCAGCTTGGCGTCGCTGGCCTTCTGGATTTCGGCCACGCGCACGCGGGTGTCGGCGTCGATCAGGGCCACCTCGCGCTTGGTGTCGGCATCCTTGGTCAGCGCCAGCGTGCGGTTCGCCAGCTCGCTCTGTGCCTTGGCCAGCTGCTGGCCCAAGCGGTCCATCTCGTCGGCGGCCTGCTTCTGCGCTTGCATGGCCTGCTCACGCATCTCGTCAAAGGCCTGGGCCACCTCAGGCGGCATGCCCACACCATCGTCGCCAAAGGCTGCTTGGGCCTCGGCCTCCAGCTTGGCGGCCTGGGCGTTGATCTGGCGCACCTTGGCGCGCTGTTCCTCAAGGCTGGCCATGGCCTGCTCGCGTTGGAACTGCAGCGCCTCGGCCTGCTGGCGCATCTGCTCCTCGGCCTGGGCGGCTTCCTCGGGCGACATCTCCTTGTTGGGGTCGCGCTCGCCGGTGATGCGGCGAATCATGTCCGCCACTTCGTCCTTGTTGGGCAAGTCCGAGAACTCCAGCGCGATGGTCAGCAGGCGCAGGCTCACCTCGGGCGGCAGCTTCATGGCCATCTGGTTCAGGTTCTCAAACATGACCTGGCGCAGCGTGCCGCTGTAGTCCTGCTCGCTCACCTGAAAGTCGGCTTGGCTGGCGGTGATGTCGTTGATGAACCGCACCGAACCGTCCTCGGCCATCTCCGGCTCGTTGATGCGCACCCACTCCAAGGCACCCTTGGCGCCGGTCAGGCGGATCACCTTTTCACCGGTGTAGAACTGCTCGGTGAGGCTCAGTTGCTTCTCACCCTGCAGCTGCGTGGCAAAGCGCAGGTTGTCCAGCGGCTCGGTGGTGACAACAGAGCCCTGCAGCTGGCGGGCCTTGATGGCCTCGCCGCTCACGGCGTTGGTCTGGCGGCCCAGGTTCTCGTCGGCCACGCCGGCGGCCTTCTGGATCGTCTGCGCCGCCAGCGTCATCATGTTGATCTGGCCCGATGCCGCATCGGTGTCGCGCCGGATCTCGAAGGCCTTGCCCTGCCGCTTGACGATCACCCCGTCCGGGCGGTCCACCTCGTCGCGGGTGGCCTCGATGTCATCGACGGCGCCCTCGTCCATCACCACTTGGTTGGTGTTGAGCATGAACAGCGCTTTCGATGCGCGCTTGTTCAAGTCCTGCTGGATGTCGCGGACCCGGCGGATGATCCCGTAGGGCATCTGATCCCGCCCGCGGCGGTAGCACCAGATCGGCGTGAGGCTGAACTTGTTGTGCCGGAAGATCGTCGGGCTGGCCGCGAGCATGGCGCCCTCGGTGAACACCGCGCCGTGCATGCGCATCATCACCTTGTCCACGATGCTGGTGACGGCGCCAGAGCGCACGGCTTCCATCAGCACGGCGTCCCGGTCGTCCATCGGCACGCCGCGGAACGGGCCATCGGCCACCACCTTGGTCCTGACCGGCATGCGGTACTGGGCCTCGATCAGCTTCACCCGCGGGCGGCGAGCGTCCACCACCAGGCCAGCGCCCGATGCGTACAGGCGGCCATTGACCTCGGCCTCCAGCGGGCCGGTGGCGGATTGCCACTCGTCCTCATCCTCGTCGCTGAACCAAGCCGGGTTGTCCTCGGCTGCGCGGCGGATGGCCTGCTCACGGTCAGGGAACATGGCGATGGCGATGTCCACGTCCACCCAGCGCCAGCGGAACAGGTAGCGCGCGTCGCTCAGGTCGAGCTCCTTGCTCATGCTGTCCCACAGCACGCAGCGCCAGTCCTCCCACTTGGAGTACAGGATGTCCTCGGTCGGGTCATCCCGCACGCCGTCGTCCACCCAGCCCACGCCGGCCTTGATCGTGTCCGAGAAAGCCCGGGAGCGGTTGAACACCGTCCGGTTGATGTCGGCCACGTACTTCAACACCTTGGTCTTGGTGTCGGCGATGTCCACGTCATCCTCGGTGCGGGGCAGCACGCGCCAGTCCACGCGGGCGCGGCGCTCGGTGCCCACCAGCCAGTCCACCATCGGCGCGACTTCGTTGTAGACCAGGGGCATCTGGCCGCGCTCGCGCACAGCCACCGCGTCGTCGTTGTTCCACTGCAGGTTGTCGTAGAAGTCCACGTCGGTGGCCATCTCCTGCCGGTTCATGGCTTGGCGCTCGCGCTCGATGTAGTACCACTCCAGCAGCTGGCGGTGCAGCTTGCGGGCTGCCGCTTGGTCCATGACGTGCGCGCGCAGCTCCACGACATCGGTGGAGTTGGGGCCTTCGATGTCGCCTTGGTATTGGTCGCCGGGGGCTCGGCCGCGCACGGCCTTGGCCTGGCTGAAGTCGATCGGGTCAGCCATAGGTGGCGCCCGCGGCCTTCTGCACCTTGATGTCCTCGGCCTTGATGACTTGGCCATCGGCCATCAGGCGCATCTCACCGAACGCCGCGTCAATGAACTCCTGCTCGGGGGCGGCAGGCATGCGGATCAAGTCCGGCAGGGTGTCGGTGATGATGTTGACGATCCGGGCGCGGTTGCGCAGGGTCGCCTCGATGCCCAGCATCATGCAAGCGATGCGGGCTTGGTTGTCGGCGTGGGTCAGGACCGTATTGCGCTCGGTCGGGTCGATGGCGTTGATGTTCCACTTCCACGCAGCCGACTCGCCCAGGATGTACCAGCCGGCATCCTTGCGGTGCGTGGGCAGCAGCACCAGGCTGCGCTCATCGTTAACCCAGGTTTGGACGGCCACGATGTCGCCGTGGACGCGCGAGTGGTGCGCCTTGCGCAGATCAAGTGAAACGCCCATGGCAACCCCGGTTTTGAGACTGCCGGCACATTGCCATGCCCGGAACGCCCCGGGCTTGGGCTCACTCCAGCACGATCACCGCTGCCAACAGGCGCTTGACCGCGCGCCGGGCGTTGGCCTTGGTGCGGTAGGCCTCGCCGCCATCCGCCACGATGCGGCCATTGCTGGCCTTCAGCCGCCAGCGCCAGCCGTCGGCGGCTTGGTAGATGGTCAGGGTCATGGGCTTCATGGGGAGCCCTTTGCCTGCTGCAGCGCTTCAATGGCATCTAGAACCGCCCGCATGTTGGCGTCAATCTCGGCCAACTCCCGCTCGGCGGTTGTCAGTTCTTCTTTGGCGGTATCCACCTCGCCTTGCGTGATCTCCCTTTCGCGCGTCAGGCGATTGAAGCGATCCTCCAGGGCCTTGACGGCGTAGCTCATGAAACCATCACCCAGTCATCGGCCAGCAGGTCGGTTTGACTGGCCAGCCATGGAACGCGCGAGCCCTGCGGGTAGGCAGGATGTCCAGCCGGGTACTCGATGAACAGATAAGGCATCGTCATCTTGCTGTGCGCGTCGGGACGCTGGAGCGCAACCCACATGCCTTTGCCGTTCCAGCCGTGCCGGGCAACTCGCTCGCCATCCTTGAGCATTTCAAGGGCGGCGGAGAAGCTGTGCTTACTCATGTCCATGGGAGTCTCCTTGTCGATGGGGCTTGAATCAGGCCATGCCCGGAACGTCAAACCGCCATGCCGCTGCGGCGCCGGCGCCACGCGCTGCCGGCCTTGGCAACCGTGCCGGCCTGCGAGCTGGCGAACGCACCGCCGGCGGCCG